AACCTTCAGACGCTAGACCAACTACAGCATTATCAACATAACCTTCAGTAGCGTAACCAACTAAAGAACCAGAAGTTATAAATCCAACTACAGCATTATCAACATAACCTTCAGACGCTAGACCAACTACAGCATTATCAACATAACCTTCAGTAGCGTATCCAACTAAACTTTGGGGAGTATAAGTAAAAACTCCAGTTGTATTATCATAAGATAAATCTGAAATTCCAGGAGATGAAACACTAACAGATAAATCCGTTAGATCTATTCCTGTTTGATCTGTTATAGAAACAAATTCAAATTTTTCAAGTGAATGATTATACTTGAGAAACTTTCCATTATAAGCACTTGCATTTGTAGCAATGCCAACAATATCATCAAGATACTTCAATCTTACTTCACCGCCTCCCCCCACAGAGGCAAGTTGCTCTTGAAGTCTTCCTACAAGAAGTTGATAATGATTTTTTAATTGTTCAAAAGTTACAGGAGATTGTAGTAAAGGATCATTAGTATTTTTATCATTCAGATTTTCAGATAAAACTTTGTATTTATAGGCAAGATCTTGTAATTTATTTTCAATTGCAACTAAACCATTTGGTTTCTTCTTAATTTCTTTGAATATTTCTTCTCTCAAAGATACAATGTCGTTAGAGTAAGTAGAAACATACTTTTCTACTGCAATCTGTATTTCACTATTATACAGACTCTTAACAAAAGATCTGGCATTAAAAACTTCTTCAGTTATTACTTCTTTATATAACTCTTCTATTTTTTCTTTAGTATCTTTAACTTGATCCTCAAAATGTTCGCAAAGTTCCTTTTTTAAATTACTAATCCTAGTTTCAACACGAAGTTCCGAAGTATTTACTTGTTTCTTGTATTTTGGAATTTCATTTTCAATGAGATCACCAACAACTTTATAAAGTTCTACTAAATCCTCTTTTACTTCGACGATTTGATTTTTACCAGATGTTAATAATTGCTCTTGAATATTTTTAAATACGCCGTCAATATTAGAAAAAGACAACGAAATATTCTCCTCAAGATCGCTACAATGATCTTGAGATATTTGTTCTACCTGTTCACTCAAGGTTGAAACTTTTTCTATTCCAAAAAAATCTGAAGGTTTTTTAAGCGCCACTATTATTACAATATACCTATACAGATATTTATTCTACTATAAATATCTAAATATGACAACTAAAATGTCTAAGTCGCCAAACAAGAAATCCAACAAAGGAGCTTCAAAACAAAATCAAGGCAATGCGACTGCTAAAAAAGCAAAAAACGGCGGAAAGAAAAAGTGAGGTGTCACCTTGCCAAGAGAATGGAATACTCCCAAAAGGGAACCTTGGAATGCTCCTATTCATAATATCCTAAAAGCAATAGATAATCATACTCAAGAATATTTCAAGAGTGGTGATATTTGGCATCTAGAAAAAGCAGATATGTTGAGACAATACTTAAGAGAACTTAAGAGTTGGATACATAAGCAAGAAGGCAGATAAAAATGGATGAGGTAGTTTGGAGCATTATTATTATGTTAGGTATTGGATTATCTGGAACTTTATGGATAATTTACTACATACTTAAGATGGCAAACGACGAATCAAATGTATCAATACAAAATCAAAAAAATCACAAAGATAGTTGATGGCGATACTGTTGATTTAGATATTGATTTGGGGTTTTCATTGACAATTTCACATAGAGTTCGTCTTAAAGGTGTCAATGCACCAGAAAGCAAAACAACAGACTTAAAAGAAAAAGAAAAAGGACTTACAGCTAAAGCGTGGTTAACAGAACAACTATCTAAAAAGGGTGAATGGACTATTACAACACATAAAGAAGATAAATATGGAAGAATACTTGGTATTCTTCATCGTACAGAAGATACATTTACAATAAACGAAAAAATGTTGATGGAAGGTATTGCCATACCTTACATGCAAGAATGAAAAGATTATTTCTTATTGGATTGTTGGTTATAAGACTCATCACCAACGAAGGCGTATTCAATGAAGGAAGAAGACCTCAACCAAAAAGACAATTTCCAGAAATCATTCGATTCATCAGAAGACCCGCCAAGCGTGGTAGGAAAAAAGCACGGTTCATTATTGAATAAACTTATTTTTGTAATCTGCTGTGCTGTAATTGGATTTGTTGGAATCAACTTCATTGCTTGCAATTTTATGGTCCCAGGTACAATCAATAGTGCTAATGTAAAAGGAGACCTAAAAAATCCCCCTCCTTTGGACTGCAAAGAATCCGAAAGAAGAGGGTATGAAACACTCTTGACAATTTTAACTACAGTGATTGCATTGAGAACTAAAGTCGAAGATTGATATGAAAAACATCAGTGCATTCACAATAGTTAGATTAGTAATCTTAGGATGGTCTGCTTCTTTACTAACCTTAGGTTACATGGATTATTTAAAAAAAATGGATGCTACTTTCATAGCATCCGTCTTTACTTCTACTTTGGCAACCTTTGGTGTTGATGCTGCTAACAGAAAATCAAAGACCAGCCTTAACAAATCTGTAGATTGTGATACCTGCAGATCCAAGAGTAGCGAAGAGAGCACCTAAACTACTAAAGAAACCTGATATCTTTTCTTCTAAAGGTTTTCTTTCTACATGGAATAATTCTCTATTTTCATAGATCCACTTCCACATAGGTATTCTCATATCTTCTGGGACTAAAGGATCAATCCAAGAACTTACTTCACTTTCCCTATCACCAACAAGAATACCACTCTTATTATAAGTGCGTATTCGTGCGATATTATACTCTCCAGTATAATCTACTTGTTTGTTAGCAATCTCATCAGCAACCCAGAAATCTATGTCTGCTTGAACTCGTTCATAATGAGTTTTCATGAAAGTTACATCTAACTCAACATCACCATTTTCTGGGCGATAAGGATGTGATACGCCATTCACGCAAACTTCAAGTGTTCCTGGATGTAATTTATTTTGTGTTGGAAATACTTGACAGATTAATGGGTTTGGAATCAACCAAGATGTTTTTGTTAAAGCAAAATATGGAATACCAATAGCAAGTGTGATTGGTATTCCAAAAGCAAGTATTCTTTTTCTGTGACTATTGATTAAAGTTGTTGCCGCTTCACCTAAGTCTTTTGTTCTAGCAGCGTGGATTACCAAAAGATTACGAAATGCTTGTAGTCTTTTACGAAATCCTAGGTCATATTTGGACTCTTCGGCAGCAAGTATCATTCTATCCAGCTTCTGTAACAAGACGACATGATCTGTGTCGTTACAGGTTGGTGATGACATTTATTGGGTATTGGACGATAATACTATTTATCTGATGTAACAAATTATGAAGACCAAAGTTTACCTTCTGCTTTTCTTCTTCTTGCTAATCCTGCCTCTACATTACTTCCAGGATTTCTATAAAGATACAAGGCATCAGGAACTTTATTCCATTCCTTATTCTTCAAGACTTTTGTAATAGTATTGAAGTTAGTTCCACCATAAAAACCTGCACCAAGATTATATGCAAAAGAAAGTAAAGCCCCTCTTTGGTTGTCATTCATCTCACTCCAGTAAGGTATTTTTTGCAGTGCAGGAAGAAACTCTCTACGAAGTTGAAAATACAAAAGATCATCCGCTTCATCTTGAGTAATTTTATTCCCAATCATAAAACGAGTTCCATCTTTTCTACGAGTACTTCCCCATCCAATAGTAATTGGAAGTCCGCCAGTAAGAGGATCATAATATGCTTTTAGATGACATCCTTCAAATTCTTTAATTAAATTCACTCCAGGAATTGGAAGACCATCTAGAGTTGGTTCTATTTTTTGATTACGATATCTTCTGGCAAACTCATCTAAAATTTCTTTATGTACTGATGCCTGAAGAAATGCCCAGGCATCATTTTGATGCGGCAAACCTTTATGGTTTTCCGCAGCATCGATAAATTTTATAGTCATGAGAATATTCTTCCCCACCCAGATTTAGGACCATCTGGAGTCCATCTTTTTTCCAAAACAGATCTTTTATAAATTGCACCTTTACCATTATAAACAGATCCAGTATATCCATCATTCAAAGATCCATACGGATCATTTACAACATAATCACCAGATGGAGTCTTACCAACCACTACAACCATGTGCCCGCCAGTAGGTGCAGATAAAGAGCCCCTATGAAGAATCCCGATAACAACAGGTCTCCCAGCGGCAAGCTCAAGATCAAGATCATCAAAAGATAAACTGTAACTAAAGTGTGACTTAATACCATAAGACGCCAGAACTTTGGTTTGAACCAAATGATCTGTTGAGTCACCAAGTGAAAATACCTTTTGAATATAGGCATCATCGCCTTTTGGTCCCTTGAGTGTGCCAGGTTTGAAATATTCTAATACCATAGCACAAGCAGATGAATTACAGGTTCTATTTGCATCTCTGTAATTATCTGTCTGTGGAAAATAAGGAACATCAAGAACTGATGATTTTGGTTTTTCGGGTTGAGTTCTATAGATTCTAACCCAATTAGCAGAATCTTCCATTTCTTCTGGTGCTTTCTTGTCGAGCACCTTTTCGAACTCCTCTACAGCAGCAACATGTTTGGGATTATTGGAATCAAAATATTTGAAAAAATTATGGAGATCGATTTTCATATTTAATACCTAAATTCTTCTAATCTATCTAGTAACTCATTTAAGTGCCTATTTGCTAATGCCTTTGGGTCACTAGTATAATATGATTCAGATATAAGTTTATGTTTTTGCTTCAATATTAAGACTTTAATTTCATCTTTTGTTATTTGATTTCTTGACATAAACAAAAAAAACTCTGCCACTTATTTAGAGGCAGAGTTTGAAATTTTATGAAGGTTTGTGCTCAGAATACACCAGGAATTACTTGACCGGTAGTAAGATATGTTCCAACTGCAATCACAAATCCAAGCATCGCAAGACGACCATTCCAACGCTCAGCAGTTTCAGTAAAAATTTTAGTCATTGTTTTTATCCTTGATAAGGGTGTTGTTGTTTAAGTACAGAATTTGGTTGTGAAGGAACAACTGGGTTCCTTGATTTATTTTTAATAACGATGAAAGCATCGTTTTGATATGTTACTGTTCCAAATGGTTTTGCCCATTTTGGATTTGCCTCTGGGCTAGTAGGAGTTCCAGTAACTGCCACTCCACCAATTTCAACTGAGATATTATCATCTTTATCCCATCCAAGTGTTTCAAGAGCAATTGCAAATTGCCCTAGCATACCAGCAGTGCTCACAGATTTTCTTCCTGTTCGGTAAGAATCACACAATCGCTGGTGGGATATGCTACACAAGTCAGGATAAACCCATCAGCAATCTGATCATCATCAAGGAATGATTGCTCCTCATTATCTACGGTACCAGAAACTAGTTTACCTGCGCAAGAACTACAGGCACCAGCTCGACAGGAATAAAGCATCTCCAGACCTGCCTCTTCGGCAGCTTCTAGGATATATTGGTCATCAGCACACTGAATTACATTCTCAGTGCCGTCAGGGTTTTGAAGAGTAATGTTAAAGGTTGTCATCAGTAAGTTTCAGATAGTTTGTTTACAGAGTGCGCCAATAGAACGAGAAAGGCGACACTAGTTATTGTAAAGATAATTGGTGCCATTGTCAATCAATTGTCAGAAGATGCCGAAGAAGAGATTGCCAGTGAGAGCGTAAGAAATAGCACCAGCAACAATACCGACCATAGCCCAGCGTCCATTCATTTTCTCCGCCTTCTCGGCATAAGGTTCGATACCATAACGATCAAGATCTTCTTTTGTCATATACATCGATGGTTCTTTAGCAAACATATTCATTTGCCCAAACTCATTTTTTGTTACCGTCATTGTGTTTTGTAAAGATTTACAACAATAGTATATAGTAAAGAAGAGAGCCTGTCAAGACCCTCTTGTTGCAGTTTTCTAACTGTCTATCAGAACTTAAAGGTCGTTTGTAGGACCCCACCCCAGTTAGAGGAGTTGCCAGCAAGGCGCTGATTGTCGCTACCATAGATGATAGCAGGAGTGACGCTGATGTTATCAGACACTTGGTACTTGTAGAAGATTTCGAGCATCGTTGCCTTCTCAAGGTTCTCACCAGTAGGTGCCTGACCGATAGCAACACCAGCAGAGTTACCATCAATAAATACATCATCCCAAGTCAGACCAGCAAACCAGGACTGACTGTTGGTAGCAGCACTTTCAGTACCACTTACAGTATTCCAACCATAACCACCAGAGATAGAGGGAACCCAACCAGATTGAGTAGGTTGCCAATATGCGTTGATGGCATAACCATTAGAGGTTTGCCCAGGAACCAGAGAACCAGAAGCACCGTTCAGACCGTTGTAGGTGCGAACGCGAGTGCCTTCAGTACCATAACGATAACCGAATGCAGCACCCCAGTTATCACCACGGTAACCAACTTGTGCCAAAGTATTAAGAGCACCAGACTTATCAAACTCACCAGTAGAACTATCGGCACCATTCTGTGCCACATAGTTTACACCAGCAACAAGACCTTTCTTACCATACTGGATACCAAAACCAGAACCAGTTGCCTTGTTATAAACGCCAGGAGCACCTGCTACTTGGAAGAAGTCAAGAATGTTTGACTTGTAAGCAGTAGGAATCCAAGCAATCTCAGTATTACGAACCAGAGCACCAGCAGTCAGGGTAGTGCTACCGTTAAATACAGGGAACTGATAGAACAGACGGTCGATAACTACATTGTTACCAACTTCACTAGTAGTGTTGTCTGCCTTGTCGAGCTTAAAAATTGATGAACTGGAACCAAAAGGATCACCACTGAAGTTAGAAGAACGCAGACGAGTGCGTAGAAGGTCAGCACCAGTAAACGAAGTATCCAGATTCAAACGCAGATCATAGTTGAATGCAGTGCGAGTGATGTCGCCAGTTTTGGTCTGGTAGTCATCAACACCGCCGATCACGAAGTTTGCTTCACCACGCAGTTTGGTTGTGGTGGAGAACTGTTGCGCTTCAAGAATAGTAACCTGTGCTTCCAGTTTATCTACACGACCACGAAGAACAGCAAGTTCTTGTGCGAATTCTGCTTGAAGGCGCTTCAGTTCATCAGTAACTTCGGTTACACGATCGAGGCAAGCATTCAGAAGTGCTGCTGCTTCATATCGAGTCATTGCACTACCACCACGGAAGGTGCCGTTAGGATAACCAGCAACGCAACCATAACGCTCTACTAGTTGCGAAAGTGCCTGATATGCCCAGTCAGTTGGTTGTACATCAGAGAATTGAGTAACACTCGTGACCTGTTCTGAAGAGTATTGGCTGACTGCTGCCATGTTCAAGTCTTTGGCACCCGCAGCAACAGGAGTAACCATTCCTAGAGCAACAGGTGCAAGAATCAGTCGTTGAAAAAATTTCATAAAATTGTTTTTGTTTGTACTATAGAACAAAGTGTTAAGAATCACAACAGAATTCTTAACTGAGTATTTAGTATAGACTACTTTCAAAAATTTGTCAAGTAGCTTGATTTGATGGTTCGGTAATCCGACCAAGATATGGATCAAATGATGTAATTTGATCTATGGTAAAATTCGCTCCCATTTGCTGCCAAAAATTTAATATTCCATTATAACTATTTTTATGAAAAATGTCTATGTGTTCTGGGTGAATCGAGGATCCGAGTTCGATCTTATAAAGAAAAATTGGTGTGGCATAAGTACACCCAGAATTATAGATCAAATCATCAGCAACAGGACGAGGTTTAACTCCATTGTCTAGCTTATACTTATCCCCACGAATATGGTATTTGATAAGTTTTTCTGCATGATGTCTTGTAATCACATAACAAGCAGTAGAAAAGTCATTAACAAATCTAGTGTGAATGGGAACCACAATATCTCCGGTACAAATAATAGCAAGTTGAATTACATCCCAACAATAAGGAACACGAGCAATAAAATCTGCCCATGTAAAATTCCAATAATGGGCCGTGCTAATATCGCAATCATCCTCCATAATAATAGCATATGGACTATCAGAGGTATGATACCAATGATTGATTGCTTTCAAATGGGAAGTCACGCAGCCGATTTCTCCCGATGTCATCATATCAGGATACTTTCCTTTTATAATATCACTTAGATCGTCATTTCTACCATCATAAGCAGAAATGCGAGTATAATCTTCTATTTCCCAGTACTTAAACTGATCTTCCATGTACTGCCATCTTTCTGGCTGTCCATCAAGATTAATGCAGTAGACTGGACCAAAGTTTCTTAATTTGTATACTGATTTGTTTCTATCCATCACATTCTTGTCCATTTTTCTGGAATTAAATCTTTAGTATTTTTATCCGAATTTCCTTCGCCAAACCATGTTTTTGGTGCAACAACTTTATTAGAATTGGCCAACCAGGCTCCCCACCAAGAAAAAGAAGAATTCGCAATAATATGATATTTACACAAAGTCATAAGACATAAATCAACATAATGATCTCCAGATTCTGATATCATAAATCTATCGGAATTGAATATGGATTGCTCTTTACACCATGCAATATCATCAGAAAAAATAATAACTGGAATACCAGGATCCAAAAGTTCCAGTGCTTCGATATAATAACCTAAATTCAATGGCGTGTGATTTAGATTGGTTAAGTAATCAGTGCGGCGAATATGAAGGCTAACTGCGTCTCCGACTGATTTTATCATATCTTCGCAAGGTTTTAGAATTTCCTTTTTAAATGTAAAATCTTCTCTGATTTCTTTTTCTATATGTTTAAAGTATTTTTCTGATTGGAAAAATCCAGCAAGAGCAATTTCATCTGGACACATATTAAAAAGAACTTCGTCAAAATGAAAATGTCTTTCTTCTGCTATTGGGGCATATCCTCTGTCAAGCAACTTAATATTTCTCTGTTGGACATGAAGCATTTCGAATGGATAAAATAATTCTATTTTCATATCAAATCCATAAGGATCTTTAATTATATGACTATGATTTGGAATACAAAAATCATAGCCACGATTACGAGCAATACCTCTTAATGAAGCATACTGAAACATTTGATTTCCAAGTCTGCCCAACTGCCCCAAATGATTAAACGCTAGCATTCAATTGGCTCCTTCTTTCTTTAATATAATTCTGCGACTCATAATATCTTGTTATTGTATCTCTATCCCATGTTCTGATGTTTTGCCAAAGATTGTGATTGTCCATAAACTTTGGATTATGGTAATGGGAATTAAAGGTCCTGGAATGTTCCAAGTGATACACAATGTCATTTACTCTACCGACCTTATATCCGAGTACCTGAAGTCGATAATAATATTCACAATCTTCTGCTCCCCAAGAAATAAAATTTTCATTCCACATATAAGAATCAATATAAACTTGGCGTCTAATCATCTGGCCCCATCCCATAACAGATGGCTGGAGCTTTGATGTCGAATTCAATGCTCTCAAATCAAATCCAGATTCAATAAAAGACTCAAATGATGAAATTGGATAATCTACTGCATATTGATATACTCCACATCCATATGGATAAACAGCATCAAATGTACCACTAGAAATCATTTCATATGCATTAACATAACTTGCAGTGGGATAAACAACATCAACATCATAATTATAGACAATCTCAGTATCAGATTCCATTAGAAGATCATTGAGAATCTTAGTCTTGTGAAAAAACTGATCGTCGGATTTCTCAAATATATGAGTCAAATTATCAAGAGATTTACCAAAAATATTTTTAATTACTGGGATAGCACTGGAAGAAAATACAGATTCTTTGTCTACTTCTTTTACAATTATTTTACTTTGAGGAAAGTGGTGCGTAATATAAGAAACTGAAGTAATTATATTTCTTAGTCTATCTTCACTCTCGATTCTACATGGCATTAAAAATGTAAGACTATTCATAACTCACCTCAATCCAACTATCCAAAAGAAGATCATTCATATTATAATGACTATACATAGATCCAAACCAAGGTTTAGGAGCAACAATAGGTTGTGTTGGATTCCCAATCAACCAAGCACCCCACCAGCTCATTGTGCTGTTGGCAATAATTCCTCCGGTACAAAGAGACATCATACATAAATCAAAATAAGGAATTAGTGCTTTTTGTCTTCCCTGAAGAGTGTCACAAGTTTGTGGGTACCTTTCTGTATATTCAGAAAGCATAAACCTATCATCCTGGAACAATTCTTGTTCTCTGCACCAATCAATATCGTCAGAAAATACAAGCACTAAAGAATTTTCATCAAAATGCTCTAGTGCTTTTTCATAATAAGAGATCGGACAAGCTGGATGTGCCTCTGGTTTAACCAAATAATCTCCTCGTCGCACATGAAGAAAGATTGGACCAGAAAGATCATCTACTATTTCTCTACAAGGATTTAAAATAACATCCTTAAAAGTATAATCTCCACGAATAATATCTTTCACATTTGAAAAATATTTTTCTGAGGTAAAATAATCATGAAGATTAACATTGTCTGGACAACTATCAAAAAATTCCTGGACGAAATGGAATTCCCCTGTGGAAATACTTTGTGTATTTAATATTCCAAAGTTACTTTCGACTACAGACTCCATTGTAAAGCAGTCAAACAATCCGTAGTTTGAGTCTCCGTAGCTATTTGGTGGAGGAATTGTCCAATCAAATCCACGATTTGCTGCAATACCACGAAGTGCAGCATATTGAAACATTTGATTTCCCAAACGACCATTTGATCCTAGGTTATTATAACTTATCGTCATTATTTTTCCAAGTAAGTTTTATAAATGTAATCTTCATTGATAAGAAAGTTCTCAACAATTTCTAGATTTTCTTTTACCGCATCAAGTTTATCATAGTACAGTTCCTCTGTCAACTGAGAAAGATCAAAGTCATCAGTGAGTATGATGATGCCTTTTGGATTGAAAAACTTTCCAATATCGGGAGAACCATAATAAATTGGAATGGTCCCAGTAGCAAAACAATCTTGAATCTTTTCTGTAAAATAAGATTCATAAGAAGCATTTTCGATGGCCACAGAAAACATATAATCTACTAGACCCTCTTCCTTAGATTCAATTTCATTGAATCCCCTACCATAAAAATCAACTTTACCTTGAAGTTTTTGTGCCCAAGCCAGACGATATTGATGTCCCTCACACATTACCTTGTTAGAGCAAATCATGGAGACTAATTTAGTTTTATCATATAGTTTTGGTTCGGCGATCCAACTTCCATACAAAGGAGCAAACTTAAACTTAGAATGTAATTTAAGTAAATCTTTATGATGCGTAAAAATTGCATCATAAACTCGAACATAATAGAGGTAATTTCTCTTCACATCTTCAATGACATCTGGACAAATATTTGCAGATTCTAATAACCAGGCATATTTCCTTTTGCTGTGCGTGTCATCAAAAGCAAGACTAATGTAGCGGTCTATATAAAAAGTTTCTTCTGCTCCAGAATCAACCCACTTTATGAACTTTGATTCTTGTCTATGAATAGATGATGCTTTGTTGTTATTGTCGTAGTTGTTAAACCCACCACCAACTAAATTATATTTCTTTTTAATAGTCATACATAAGATAATAAATTACGAATTTTATGAAAGTCATTTCTTTTTCATTATATGGAGATAATCCAAAATACACAATTGGTGCAATAAAAAATTCTAAACTGAGAGAAAAGTTTTATCCAGATTGGCAAATGAGAGTATATCACAACGACTCTGTGCCCAATTATATATTAGAAGAATTAGGTGCCAATAATGTCGTTTTGATCAATACCAAAATAGATCAAGGAGTTTGTAATGCAATGTGGCGCTTTGCTCCTGCATCAGAAGAAGGAGTAGAATGTTTTATTTCGAGAGATTGTGATTCTCGTTTATTTGAGAGGGATGTTGCTGCTGTAGAAGAATGGCTAGAATCAGATAAAAAGTTTCACATCATTCGAGATCATCCTGGTGGACATGCATGGGAAATCAGTGCTGGTATGTGGGGATGTAGAAATAAGTTTATAGAAAACATACAAGAGAAAATAGAACAATATATTCAAACAAGTTCTTGGGTTACCGATAGAGCAGTAGACCAAAGATTTCTACAAGAGATAATTTATCCTCAAGCAATTACAAGTTTATTTCTCCACGACGAATACTTTAATTATGAGGAAATTGGCACTCCAATCAAAAGAGACCGTAAGTTAGATAACTTTGCCTTTATTGGAGAGCCATTTGACGAAGATGATAATCAATTAGAAAATCATCGTGACATGATTATTCAAAGATATTGAAGACTTTCTGGGAGAATCTTTTGCCTATAAAGTGAAAGATTTTTCTCATACAACATTTTATCAGATTGATAAGGAATAGCAACTTTATTTGCTGGCAAAGAACAAACCTTAATATGCCGTAAATCTTTGACCGTATATCCAAAAGAATATGCACGATAGGACATATCACCATCAGCATAATAATATTGGTACTCTGGATTATACATTCCAATTTCTCTGAATATCTTCTTACGATATAATCCATAATTCATCACAATTTCTCCACCAGAATCAGCAACATTACATAAACACCATCCAGATGTATGATCTACACCATCCAACCAATCTGGATTTTTAGTTTCATTAAAAGATCCATACTTCCAATTAAAAAGATAAAAGTCGTGGTTTGATTGTGTTTCAATGACTACTTTTGACCAATCATTGCATAAAATCACATCATCGTTCCACTGACATACTATTTCATGAGTTGACGCACGAATGCCAATATTCATAAAATGTGGATAAGAACTTCTACCACCAATCTCAATCAATTTGATTTGAGGATGATTGAGTTGTTTAATATAATCTACTGTTCCATCAGTGCTTCCACCATCAACCAATACAAGTTCCAGTCTTTTATCAGAGAGAACTGTATTTGCAATTAGGTCAGGAAGCATCCTTACACGATTTAATGTGCCAGTTACGATACTAATCATCTGTTTAAGTAATCTATGAATTCAAAATCATTTATTCCAATTATCAATGCAAGCAAACTAACATTTGAAAAACTGTACAAAAAGTGACTACACTTTGAAAGCAAGTAAACGCTAGATAATACTTCCTCATTTACTTGAGAGCGATTTAAGCAATTGTGATGGATTGATTGAGACCCACTACTAATTTGAAGCGTGCTATCATAAATGATTCTACTACCATATCTATCCAACAAATAATCCAAGTAATATTTGTCGTCTGTTGCAACAAATATTTTTTCTCTGTCATTGGAATCAATTAGTTCAAAGACCGTTTCAATTTCTATCTCAGGAAGTTCTTCTTTTTTGTCAGTGCCTCTTATTTGAACCCCAAGTGTATCTCCATCAATCCCCAATTTAACTCTCTTATTTTCAAATTTCTCTACATACTCATCTTTAATCCTAAGAATATTATTATAAACTTTATTCTTAACTTTTAAATTGTCTATATTTGCCGGAGTATGGGCATTATATTGTCCTTGATAGATTTGATTCGAAAAATATCTTTCCAACCACCATGACCCGACATTATAAGATTGATTCGATTTCGGAGAAATGTTATCGAATAAATTCAATGTCTGACTTTCCACTACTTCGATATTAAAATTATCATTCACAATATAATGCTCCAAAGCCATATCAACAATTCCACAAACAATAGAACAAAATCCCTTGTATGGGTAGTTAAATCTAGGATCAGAATATGATATGTAACCAGTTTCAGTCAATTCCAATTACCTCATTAAGACCTTTGGAATGAATTGATTCTGGATAATTTCTAACATAATTATGCCTATAGATTTTTGGTTTTTCCATCTTATAAGAATTGACCATATCCAAAAACCCAGTTTGCATCATGTGGATTTCTTCGGCATTTTCAAGTAGTTTAATATAATCAAACATCTTAAATTGGTAATCATTACGAATGATCTTATGTTCATCAGTAACTTTATCCATATCGATATTATATCCCCTCTTTAAATCATCCAAAACAAAGATATAATTTTCACCATTAGGATTTAAAGTCCTACAAACTTCATCTTCCTTTTCTAAATCTCTTTCAAAATAAAACTCATCAAATCTAATTTGAAAATCGAGACCAACAAGATAATAAAATGCCTCATCAAAAGTCATTTTTCCCAAACAGCCATCAAGATTTTCAAATCCAGGTTTGATGAGATTATTTTTGACCGTACTATTGTTTTCGACAAACCTTATAGCATCCTCCTCAACATCAAAATTAAAAATTTCTAGATTACTTAGGTCACGATACATATAACTCACATTATCGTAATAATGAGTATAACAAAAAAGTACTACATTATCATATTTTTTGCAAAAATGGCGAACCATACCATTACAAATGATATGGTCACCAAGACCCAAGTGATGATGAATATACTTGAGCGACATATCACTCAACTCCCTTATATAGTTTTACAGAGTCCTCACGGAGAGTTCTTCCCGTTGCGATAGCATTATCCACAAGAAGATTAACTGCTTGCACAAGACGAGGACGCTTTACTTTAAAGCAAATATCAATCTTACGCTTCAATTCGGCAATTTCCGTGTCAGTTTTTGCCTCTTGAATTGCATCTTCCAGCATCCACATACGAGTGTGAAGAATTGAAAGTTTTTCAATCACTTCTCCAAGATTGTCAGTTTCAATATATTCCACATCTGGAAGTTCTTTATGCGAAAGTACTCCATCAATAGTTTCTTTAATACATTCATCGATTAAGTCGCCCAACTTGCTCATAATTCTCCCAAAATAATTTCCAGTAAATCCATGTCTCTATTAGAGACAAATTGATTATTTCCGATGTAGATCCCATTTTCATGGATGATATCTACATTTAAATTTTCAGTCTTTCCACTGATGGAATAATTTTTAAGATAAGGTTGTCTCAAAAGATTTCCACCAACCACAGGTCTATATTCAATTTTATACTTATCCAACAATGAAATAAGTTTAGATTTAATTTCTTTTGTTCTACAAATAAAAGGAAAGCAGAAACAACTGTTTCCTTCATTATACACCACTGGGTAAAAATTGTCTTTATTTTTTGGAGCAGACATAATTTCTACAAACCTAGTATATGTCTTGTCTCTATTTTCGATGAACTTATCCAATCTTTTGAGTTGAGATAATCCTAACACTGCACCAAACTCAGTGTTCCTAAAGTTATATCCATCACTTACAAATAGAAAAGATTTTTCTATTTCTAGATTTTGATTCTGATAGTACTTAAACTGGTCGGATACTCTAGCAAGTCCATGAGACCTTTTCATTTTCATCAAGTCATATAATTCCCAACTATCTGTAGAAATCATACCACCCTCTACGGTTGACATATGATGCCCAAAGTAAAAACTAAAGGTGGCACCAAGACTATTTTTACCTATCTTATTTTCACTCTTATCAAGACATCCATGAGATTCGCAAACATCATCAATAAACAAAGCATTAGGGAATATTTTACGATACTCTTCAATTTCAGCAGGAATTCCCAATAGATGAGTCACAAATACCATTTTAATGTCTTGATGCAACTCAGAAATAATTTTTAAGTTGTCCAAATCAAAACTATAATTTTCAAGATTTACATCACAAAAAATTGGAGTAAGTCCCAATTGAATGATTGGATTAATATTTGTAACCCAAGTGCAAGATGGGACTAATACTTTATCACCTTTTTCTAATCCATACTTTTCTATGATAGAAGAAACTAACAAAAAGTTTGCCGTGCTTCCAGAAGTTACAAATAAAGAATACTTACATCCTAACCATTTTGACCACTCTTTCTCAAACCTCTCAACATTTTCTCCCTGAGTAAACTTATCGGAAGTTAAAACGAACTTAGCAAGTTGAACTCTATCCCATAAAGAGATGGAGTTTTTCATAAGAGGCCACTTATAGTCTGACATAGTTACTCCTATTTTTTAGGAACCAATCAATAGTAATTTTCAGACCATCTTCAAGAGAAGTTTTTGCTTTCCATCCCAAAGAACTCATCTTTGAAGTATCAAGTGCTCTGCGTGGAGTGCCATTTGGTTTACTAGTATCCCAAATTAACTTACCATCATATCCAACAAGATTAGAAACAACCTCAGAAAGTTCTTTGATGCTTACTTCTCTTTCAGGACCAATATTAATAATTTCTGGATCTTCGTAGTTATTCATCAGAAAAACAAGGCCATCTGCAAGATCATCAGAGAAAAGAAATTCTCTAGTTGGGCTACCATCACCAAAACAAACTACACTTTCAACTCCAGAATCTTTTGCGGAAACAAACTTATTAATAAAACTTGGGATTACATGACACTGCTCAAGGATAAAATTATCATTAATCCCATAAAGATTATTAGGCATTACTGATACAGTCGGAAATCCATACTGCTCAGTGTATTTTTTACACATCATGTATCCAGCAATTTTTGCCAGAGAATAAGAAATATTTGTTTCTTCAAGTGGTCCAGTCATCAAATACTCTTCTTTGATTGGCACTGGAGCATGTTTTGGATAGATACAAGCAGATCCTAAGAAGAGCAACTTCTTACATCCATTACGATACGCTGCATCAATTACATTTGTTTGAATCTGCAAATTTTCACGAATAAAATCAGCGGGAATTGCTTTATTGTATCCAATGCCCCCTACTTTTGCTGCGCCAAGAAAAACATACTCAGGTCTTTCCTCAGCAAAAAATTCATTAACATCTTTCTGAATTCTTAGATCTAATTGTGCTCTGGAGCGAGACAAAAGATTAGTATATCCATTAGATGTCAGATGTCTAGAAATTGCAGAACCAACAAGTCCCCTATGCCCTGCAATAAAAATCTTAGATTCAAAGTTCATTTTTACACATGTCCTCAACTAGTTCATCAAAAGAAATTTTTGGTTCCCAACCAAGTTTTTGTTTAGCTTTTGTGGCATCACCCAAAAGAGTTTCCACTTCTGCAGGTCGAAAATATTTAGGATTGACTGCAATGACTTGGTTACCACTAATTGTATCATATCCAACTTCTTCTAGACCTTCTCCCATCCATGCAATTTTCATCCCAAAATAAGGTGCTGATTTTTCTACAAATTCCCTAACAGAATATTGTTCGCCGGTTGCAATCACATAATCATCAGGTTCGAATGCGTGATAATCCGCGAGTGATTTTTCTTGTGACAAAAGTTTCTCCTCTTCTAGGGGATTCGTGATTGAAAAGAATTCCAGAACTTGCATGTAGTCCATATGATTCTCTGTAATTTTTGACGATCCAATATCCATAAAGTTTTGCTACTCCATAAGGCGAACGAGGATAAAAAGGTGTAGTTTCTCTCTGTGGTATCTCTTGTACCAAACCATAAAGTTCGGATGTAGATGCCTGATAAATTTTAGTTTTCTTCTCCATGCCCAAAAGACGCACTGCTTCTAGAATGCGGAGTGTTCCCAAGGCATCGACTTGTCCAGTGTATTCTGGCGTCTCAAAAGAAACTTTTACATGGCTTTGAGCACCAAGATTATAAATTTCATCTGGTTGAACTTTTTGTATAATACTAATAAGATTAGTAGAATCAGTTAAATCTCCATAATGAAGATTAATAGAATCATAGATGTGATCGATGCGAGCAGTATTAATAAGAGATGATCGTCGAATTATACCATGTACTTCATAACCTTTTTCTAATAATAGTTCGGCAAGATATGATCCATCTTGGCCCGACGCTCCAGAAATTAAAGCTTTTTTCACAGATCAAATCCTCCCATAAGAATCTTCAATTCTAACAATGTCTTCTTCAATGCATTTTTCTCCAAGTTGAACTTCTATAATTATTATACCATTATTCCCTCCAGTAATACGATGTTTGGATAAAATTGGAACAAAAATATAATCTCCAACTTTTACATTTGTAGTTTCTTCATTTAATTCCAATTTGCCACTACCGCATACCACAACCCAATGTTCATCTCTTTGTTTATGATATTGTAAGGATATTTTTTGAGTCGGCTGAATATATAGCCTCTTAACTTTATATCCATCGTCATCTTTTAGATTTTCATGCCAACCCCAAGGTTTATGTATTCTTTCTATCATACTGCACAATTTGTAAAATCGACTTGTCCATTTCGAGTTGCCCAGATTGGATACTCTTTTCCATAATTATTCCAAATCCTAGCTTGTTCTGGTCCAACTGGAACTCCACTCATCCCAGCAGCATTCCAAATAGTTTCATAAGTATCATCCTCATGGAAAGTAAAATCATGTTCTTCAGACTTAATTTTCAATAAAAGGGAGAGGATCGATTGATCGTGTCTATGTTCTCTGAAAATCTCATTATTTGTCAATTTCGATGGACTATCATCTAGATATCTCCCATCATCTTTGACACAAATCGACATCCATTTTTCAACTAAATCTCGAACCATTTGAGTATTTTTCAAAAAGAAAATCCCAGAAATTATTTGTTTTGTCATAAAATGTCCATCGTCATCTCCCATAATATGACAATAAGTATCCATTTTTGTCCATTGAATTTCGGGTAAATCCAAAGTAAAAAACACTCCTTCAGTATCAATGCATTCATCATAATACTGATTCAATTTCACCAATCCATTTTTATTCAATTCACAACCAGAATCAACATACAATAGAATATCATTTTCTGGGATACTTTTTAGAGCCTCCAAAACAAAATAGGGTTTACATGCATAATAGCCATAGTATCTCTGGTTCAATCCAGAACGAAGAGACATCATTGGTTTTATATGGTTGTCCCAAAAAGAGTTGTTCTCTAAGTCATCCTCCCCATATTCAAGTATTGACTTAAATATTCCAAAATTTTTTGCTTGGTTTTCAATTCTCTTCTTTCCTATAGAAAAATTATTATCCCCAAAATAAGTTAAGTGCAAATTCATATGGCAGTAATCACCGATTCATACGCATTATACCAAAAAAGAGGAGTTGTTGTCAACTCCTCCATCAGGTCTGCCATGCACGCCACCAATTCTTTAACTGGAAATTGGAAACCAGGCGGGAGTAACCTCCACATCCGCACCAGTCGTCATATTTAATGTCCATACGACGAGGACAATTTTGGGTCACAATTGGCTCCACCACTTAGTTTTGAGAAACTAAGAAAAGTTGTGCTAATTTACTCAATTCGATCATACTAAAGAAAACGCATAATAACAACATATCCCATAATCTAAATTTAATCACAAAAGGAACAATAAGTAGTCCCCCAATAAACTTCAATAATAGACCACTTTTGAAATCCCCCCATAACATAATTTGATAACCAATAATGAGAAAAAGATTTCCAAGGTACCTAAGAACACTAGTTTTAGACATAAGGGAAGCACTCCGACCAGGGCAAGTTTTAAGTCATTCCGAGACTATTTACTATGCAGGAACATCGACTTGAAGATCTTCACAAAGAAGGCTCAAAATTAACTCATAATCAGCTTCCGATTCCTGATAAAACTGAATTCCTTGCTCTTCATAAAATTTTTTAACCTTTTTGAAGAGTTTTGGTTGATCATATTCTAGATCAATTTCTCGGTTTGCGGCACGAGTAAGAGTATAAATTGATTTGCGAAACTTTGAATTGAAAGGATGATTAGACATTGGTTGAATTTGATTCGTTCCTATTATAAGAGAGAATTGGTGAGATGTCAAGGGGCACCAAGAATAAAATTTTCTTATCTAAGTTTTGGGCCACGCATCCAAGTAACTAACGATAATCTAGTCCCACTTAATACCTTTGAAACTCTATGTGGAAGCCTAGAATCGAAAATCGTTATAGATCCTTTAGTTCTAGAAATTGAAGTAATGTTTGCATGATAATCAATTAATTGCAATTCTCCGCCATCATATTCGGATTCATCTGAAATGAGTAGAGAAGCAGACAATTTTCTAGTATATGCTGAGTCATCTAGACCATAATCACAATGCCAATTATAGTGCCCATTTTGATCATATTTACTAACTTGTATTGACTCTATTCCCGCCAAATCATATTCCCAACATTCTCTATTAGCTTTTTCGAAATAATGACGGAACATGGAGCATATCCAATGATCGTCCTGTAGCCAGTATATAGTGGAATCTCTGATATTTTTCAAATTGGGGGAATCTTCTTCTTCGTTTGCTGTGGTGCCAACCAAAAAAGAATCTGGGTCAATGATTTTTATTTCTTTTATCATCATGTCAATCAATTCCGATGGTATTACCTCCGAATAATAAACATAAGATGATGCTTCTTTGTCGTAATATGTCATAAAAATATATTAAATATCAGCTTCCTTCTTCATGATCGGTATGAATTCTGATAAGATCGTCATCAGAACAAGTTCCACCAAATACTTCTACCATTTCATTATATGGAACCATAATTGCATTTCCATGCTCACTTGTTATAATTAATGATTCACCATTTTCTACTCTTTCCATCAAATAGTCAAAATCAGATTGAAATTCTTCTACTGTAAATGATTGAAGTTCTGCCATTTTTATGAAATTAAATTTACACAGATTAGGTAACAAATTCCTAATCCGGATACTCAGATTTGAACTGAGATTATTCCTGCTCCCAAAGCAGGTGCCATGACCAAGTTAGGCGATATCCGGGAATTTAAGCTATTTATTATTTGAGTGTATGACCATAATACCAAAGATAGGAACCATTGTCAAGAGAAAACAGAGAGTCCCTAAAAATAGACTATTGTTTAATAGTGTTCCAATCAGATGTCCCATTCTTCTTTTTCGTCTTCATAAGTACATGGTTCTTCAAAGAGTTCAATCATTTTTTGCTGTAGAACTCTCTGTTGCAATTTTTCTATATCTTCTTCTGTTAATTCAATCACTTATATTTGCCTTCTCCTCCAAGAAATTTTTCTAGTGGATCTTTTCTTGTTTTTGATATTTCCACGGCTCTTTTATAAAACATATTATCCGTATTACCAGAAGCTTCGAATGTGGCTTTTATTTTTAACCAATTTTCGTATGTCCGTTGGTCCATTAGAATATATCATATTATCACTAATTATAATTGGTAAATTCTCAGTGTCAATCATATGTCACGAAATCTTAATAACCGTGATTGATAATAGTTTTCGTGTACTTCCTTAAAATCTCTCCGGCTCTAGAATTTGCTTCATTTTCGCATTCACTTCCAGTTTCTCCGCTCATTTCTTTTCCACTTTGTTTTTGATGATAATGTACAAGTTCATGCGCAAGAGTTCTATAAACATCTAATGGATGTCTTTGTGCAGTCTGAATTTTAATCTCGTCCGTGCCAAGATTAAAACAACCAAAAGTTTTATTGTCAATTGAGAACTTGGGATCATCTATTACAATAACTTTTGGTAAAGTAGATAACCCAAGTTCATCCTTGACAAAATTCATAAAATCTTTAACTTGAACCTTTTTTGATTCAGTAAGAAACTCTTTGAATCTCATGAGTTTTTTATGTATTTATCTGACTTCAAAATCTAATCTACGAACCTTTCTTTGTCTTCTGGCCTCCTGCCACATAATGTCTTCATTTGTTAATACTTTTGTTGATTCTTTTTGTGCGGGAGAATTCAACATGACAATTTTCGATAAATCTACTGCAGATATTTTATCTTCTTTTATTGTTGCCATATTGGGACAACCACAAGACTTCGACTGGCCAGGTCTTGCCGTCACTTCAGTATTGCACTGTTTGCATCTTATCTTTAACATTTCTATTCATTATGAATATTTGCGTTTGATTATTTATAATAAAAAAGCCCACGCAATGTGAGCTTTTAAAGAATAGATATAAGATTTAACATATTTTAACTCCCCCAGTCCGACTCGAACGAACAACCCCAGAGTTAACAGCTCCGTGCTCTGCCAATTGAGCTATAGGGGAATGTAGGAAGTTACTGGACTTACACCAGTTCGAAGGGCATTGTCTGCTTGTCTCGATTCTTTGACTTAACTTCCTTTGGTCTTCAGTTAGGATACATACCTAACAAACACCAAAAGCGAAATACGGGATTCGAACCCGTGACACCAACTTGGAAGGATGGGATGTTACCACTACACCAATTTCGCAATAAAACAATCATACCATATTTATGAATGACTGCCAAACTTATCAAGAGTTTTTTTGTATTACTTCAAGATCAGTTCCAATAGCACGAAGCCATGTATTTAAATTCTCCATAACAAATTCATCATCTGGATTTTCAAAATTGATACGAATATCACGGATTGTATCGTGGTTTTCATTCCTGGCGGAATAACCAAGATCATAGTTTGTGTTCACAACTTGTTTTTTGGGCATAATCAATTAAGAATGTAATACGGAGATATTTCAGTATCTCATGCTCGAAACAGGAGTCGAACCTGCAAGCCGAAGCGGTTGATTTTGAGTCAACTGTGTATACCAATTCCACCATTCGAGCTGGCGTCTCAGGTTGGATTCGAACCAACGACCAACTGCTTATCAGGAATACTAAGATAATCTTCAGCCAAGTTTATACCAATTTTTTGATTATTCTTGGGAGGAACTAATCTTAGGACAAATGTGTTACTACAATCATTTGGATTTATGTAGTAACACATATCTGTGTCTGGACAGTAGACGCACATTACATCAATTTCATTTTTATCATAATTTTGAGTATGTGTTCCATTTTTATCTGTCCAGCAAGTCCTGAATGGAACTTCTATTTTACCATCTTTTGATGCTCTATACTTGACTTGAACTCTTAAAAAGTTTCCATCTTTGTAGGCAACAAGATCAAAGGCAGAATGTTCTGTATGAGGAGTAAGAATTAAGTATCCTTTCTCATATAGATCAAGTTGTGCTTTTAGGACTCCAAGATCTCCTTTGTTTTTAGTATGATGTTCCCTCATACAAGTAACGATATCTCTTATTATTTATAAGAGTAGCAACTTACCAGTATGTTACTCAGAACAACCAACAGGCTCACCTGGAATCGAACCAGGGACATTCGCTTAGAAGGCGAAGGTTATATCCGCTTAACTATGAGCCCAAGCGGTTGTTCTAAGAAATCAGATACTCTATCCAAGTGAGCTACTGAGACATAAGACAATCATAAGACATTTATCTTAGATTGTCAAGTGGAAACACTGGGGATTGAACCCAGAACCTCACGCTTATAAGGCGTGTGCTCTAACCAGTTGAGCTATGTTTCCGATAAGACAATTATAAGGCAGAACCTTGGAATTGTCAAGTGCGAGTAGGGAGACTTGACCTCTTAGCACTAGTCTTATTTCTGCCACGATAAGTATCGGTTTGAGCGTGACAGTTGGGACACAAAATACGAAGATTGTCTATGGTATTATTATATCTATTTCCATCAATGTGGTCAAGTTCAATTGGAGTTGGCTGTCCATTCCATTCTGTTATACCACAACATTCGCATTTGTGTTGTTTTAATCCTTCGTTAATGAGACGCTTTTTCAAATTATTCGATTGAACGAGTTTTCCATCTACGAGGTATGATTCAATTAATTGCTTTGGAGGAAGTTTTTTCCCTCTATTCCATGCCATGCCATGAAAATGAGAAGTGTCCAAATTTAGTCTTTTAATTCTGTCTTTAGCACACTGATAATTCCCACCAGCTTCACTCAAAGATAGTTTTTGGAGAACTTGGCGTAAACTACTACTTTCTTTTACTGCTTTAATAAAATCTTCATCTGTGTAGTTTCTAGATTTTGCCATAACGGTAAACTCTATAAGTATAGGTATTTATAAAGTTTACCGTTAATACCCGAGGTGGGATTTGAACCCACGACTGCTCGATTTTAAGTCGAGAACCTCATTCCGCTGGGTCACTCGGGCATTGAGACAATTATAGATCATAAGATCGAAATTGTCAAGTGTTAGAATCGGATCTCTCTCGAACCAACACATACATCATATCACTCTTTGGGGCAGCTGTCAACCCATGGGGCACACAACCTGATTTCTCCTCCAAGTGACCGACACTCATCAGTATAGCACACAGAGGTGTCTACTGGTTTCTCTGAGAGTCGTGGTGGTGGAATTTTAACATGCCCACCATCTCCTGTCAAGCGTTCATAATCACTGATTGCTTTATCCACGGTTCGCTCGACATCTCTTTCCAATATACCAGGATCTTTTTGAAGTTCTGGAATTAATGGAGAATCTGGTTGATATGTTTGGAGATATTCATAAACAATATCCCAAATATGTTTTTGTTCTATCTTTAAGCAAGAGGAGAGTGATGCTATTATTAAAGATAGGACTACAATAGTTTTAATATGTGCTTTCTTTTTTCCTACCTGAAAATTAAATTTCATTTAAAAAAATTTTATTGTATACTTCACTATATGCATAATTATTACTAAATTTTCTAATCGGCATATTTAAATAATCGAATTTTTTATTGGTGATTTCTTCTGCAGCGATCAAAAATAAAGAAAAATAGTGCCAATGACAGGGAGGAATATACTGAGGAGATAAACACACAAAAATATAATCAAAATTATAATTATCGAAAATATATTGATCTCTAGTAAAATATTGAAATTTTGGTATGTGAGATTTTATAAAAGATTTTTTTGAATGAGAAAAATCAATACTTTTTTCATTCCCAATAAAACTATAAGAATTAAGTTTATTCTGAATGTTCAATAATGATATCCAGTTACCTTCATGTACTATACTATTATATTTTATTTCATCGTAGCTACAAAACAAAGAATTCATCTCCGACTCATCTAAATCTTGGCTGTTTTCTGGTAAATCGGAAGGATATATTACATCATCATGATGATCTATATTAATCAATTCGATATCATCGTAGCGAATTAAATCATCTAGTATAGAATCATGATTATATGAAAACGAAATATTATGGCAAGTGCGAATTGCTCTTAAAAAAATGGAAAAGCAGTATTGTAAATTTTTTTCGTTAATTGGAAAATCATTTATATTTTTATTTTCGTGAAAATAATTTTTCCATCTTTTTGATGGATTATCGTCATACCCAATTTCATGGTATGTCTCAATAGATGGTTCCATAATATAATCTAGATCTATACTAAGAGCTCTCATAATACAAAAAAATAGAGGAAAGAGTTTTGCTTCCCTCTATTTATTGTCGAATTAAACTTCTACCATGATTAGTCGGTTAGCATACTCATGTGCATAAGATGTGCGAGCACCATGATGCCCCCAACCAATCCAACTATACGCATAGTCCATGTAACGATTGATAGACTTACCAGGAGTTTTCATCCTGTCCTCAATTCGTTGCCATTGAACTTCAGTCGTTAGATAACGAAGTTGCGTGTGAAGTGATGATGGAGAACCACCATGCCTCTTGGCAAAATCGCCCAATCCATAATAACGATCAGCAGATGTCCATTGAATCAATCCGTAACCACGACCGCAGTTACCCCAACTAGTTCTGCTACCACCTTCACAGATATTAGGCACGAAAGTGGATTCTTGTCTAATATTACCCATGATGGTAGCGAGGGCGTTTCTGTCTTTAACACCACGATCCTGGAAAAATGCCAGGGTAGCATTCTCATGTTCATTACACCCTTTACAAATTAGCCTTGTCTGTTTTGGCTTTGGTGATGCAACCTCTCGGATTGCTGTCTTCCTTTCATCTACAAGATCAAACTCTTTGATAATAACAAATGGTTTGGTTGTTGGGTCAACTGGGGGAGGAGGTCCCTGCATCTTGTAGTTGACGAATGGCAGTGATGCCGTACTGGTTGTAACCGCTGCCAAGATAGGCATGGCTACTGTAAAGAAATTTTGCATTAAAATTAATAGAACTCTACATCCGTATAGAAAGGGGGTACACCCTTTTCTCAAAGGGCACTTTCCACGGCTCTAATTGTCACGATCAAAATCTCATAATAAAAAACCCTGCTCATAACAGGGATTTTACATTATAAGTGAATATTTATGATTTGTCAATCAAGAGTCATGATTTCGATATCATCATCTAAATCAGAAGTAAGCCACTCAGAAAATTCTTCTTCTAGTGCAATGGCATTTTCAATTTGGTTTTTCTTCGTCAATTTAGAAAACCTATTAATACTCCAATCACGAATGTCTAGAATTAGATTTTCCATTGAGGTTTGGTCGTCAGTCATAAATACTTGTTGATTCCAAATCATAGTAAACCATAGTGGTAGGTCTGTCAAGTGTGGAACATAAAAGGAAAAGTTATTGATGAGGTGCCAGATGGCATGGAAGGATTTGTATATCTTATAACAAATCTGGAAAACGGGAAAAAATATATCGGAAAAAAGACTTTTTGGGAAAGAAGAAAGGACAGAAAAACCGGAAGAAGAAAAAAGAAAGAAGGCAATTGGAAAAATTACTTTGGATCTTGTGATGAATTGATTGCTGATGTGAAATTATTGGGGGAAGACAAATTTCTCCGCGAGATATTATATCTCTGTCCACATAAAAAATCCATGAGTTTCTATGAAACCATGGAGCAATTTAAAAGAGATGTAATTTTAAGAGAAGATTATTACAATACGAATGTAGAAGGTAAATTCTTTAGTTCAGAAAAAGACAAAATCTATGACATTGTAATTAAATCCGAAGACTAAAAAAGGGAGCTTTTGGCTCCCTTTTAGTTTATGATCAGCCTTCTAGATACATTTCAGTGAGTTCTAGAATTGACTCTTCTGAGAGATTTTCTAGAATTTCAAATGCATCCTCATAATTATCAGCATAACCTTCATTGATGAAATCTTCCATGATATATTGTGCTAGGAGTTCGAATTCTTCTCTTTGTGTGCGTGCTAAACGAATTTGTTTTCCTCTCTCGGCTTTAACTGTAGTAGGAGCAGTGGATGCTTTTCCACTCTTGTCTGGTCCCTTATTCCAAGGAGTCAAAGGAGTCGAAGGAGGAAGATTTCCACCTGTTCTTCTTCTTTCGCTACGATTTGCTGCAGCTGGATTGTAAACTGGTTTTTTGCCAGAAGCTTCTAGTGTTCTTAAACCTAGTCCCGCTGGCTTTGGTTTTGGAGTGGAACCACCGGAAGTAGCTCTACGAGGTCCCTGTGCTGCTGGAGCCTTAGGACCTTGTGGCCTAGTTGTACTTTGTTGGTGTGGTCCATGTGGACGACCAGAAGATGTAGCACTAAATGGTTCACCTACTGCGGATCTTGCAGCTGCTGATCTACCAGCTTTTCTTTCTTCATAATCGGATCTACTCATGCCTGTAGATTTGGACTGTAGTCCTCTAGCTAATTTTTTGCCCGCTCTCGCCAATAAACTACCAATTGCTCTACGCTTGGCACCACCAGATTTCTCAACTGTAGTTTGAGTTGATGGTGCAGCATCACGACCACCACCAGAAGTAGTTGTAGTAGTTACTCTAGTTCTTTCTGCTTCTCTGCCGGCTCTTTCTGTGCTTCTACCTGCTTTATATGCAGATGCGACACCTTTACGAACTCCTTTACGAACAACCCCTCTAAGGGCAGCCATGGCCTCTCCTGCTTTGCCCTTAGCACGATCATAAGCACCAGCAGCAGCTTGTTTGCCAGCTCTCATGGCACCCATAGCAGCAGATCCAACACCAGTTGCCGCACCCTGCACTGCCTTACCTGCCGATCTGAGAGCACCAGTTACAGCAGCTTTTCTTGCTTCTTTTCTTGCTTGTGCCTTTTCTCCAGAAACTTGCTGTAGAGTTGCTTGTCTTTCTGCTTGTCTTTGTGCCATCCTTTGAGGAGACATTCTAACGGCTTCAAATAGAGCCTCTTCTAGAATCACATCATCAGAAAATACACTCTCAATTAAATTATAAGACTCATCAAGAGTATTACCATAATCCATAAACTCCCAAAGAAGAGATTCCATGACCTCTTCAATTTCCTCTTGCATGAGATAGTCTACGAATCTAAGATTCTCATAGAATGTCTCATCCGCTTTTCTTGGGTTGTATAGGTTACCGTAGGCTTCGGTTAAATAGTATTTCGACATTTGTATAAAAAAAATTCTTATTTGTCTTTATGTATTTATAAAAAAAGGGAGCTTATGCTCCCTTAAAATTAAAGTTTAAATCCGCTAAAAGTATCAGTTTTCATATCTTGTTTGATGCCACCAATTAAGTATTGCTCTGCTTCCACTTCTTGTGGGGCCACTTGAAGACCTTTAGACTCAATCCAATGGGAAGTCCAAGGAAGTGGATTATTATTTGCAGCAATATTGTATTGTGGTTTTAATCCTATTGATTTCAATCTACGATTCGCAATCCATTCAACATATTGCTGAAGAAGTTTATCATTAAGTCCGATCATGCTACCATCTTTGAACAGATAATCTGCCCATTTCTTTTCTTCATTTACAGCACGATCAAACATTTTATAGACCCATGCCTCTTCTTCTTTAGCAATTTGCTTCATTTCCGGATCATCGCCATCACGCCATTTGTTCAATATATTTTGAGTAATAACTAGATGTTGATTTTCGTCTCTGGCAATTAAAGAGATGATCTTTGCTGATCCTTCCATGAGCTTAAGTTCGCCGAATGCGAAACTACAAGCAAAACTAACGTAGAACCTAATACCTTCAAGAATGTTAACATTTGCGATTGCTCTATAGAGTTTTCTCTTAACATCGTTGAGTGTTTCCTTTGCGTATGTGACTCCCTCAAGATTATGCATCCAAGTATCAGATACACCATATTGTTGTGCGGATTGAATAAAGTCATCATAAGATTCTGTAACGCTCTTAGCACGCTCTAGAATGCGATCATCAGTAATAATAGTATCAAACACCTCAGATGGATCCGAATAAACATTTTTGATGATGTAAGTATATGAGCGACTATGAATCATTTCCATGAACCCCCACACTTCCATACATGCTTCCAGTTCAGGAAGTGAGCAATATGGAATAAATGCCATACCAGGGCCTCGACCTTGGATGGAATCAAGCATAATTTGATATTTCAAATTAGAAGTAAAAATATGCTTTTGTTCTGGTCTTAGAGTTTGATAATCCCCACGATCTTTTTGTAGTGAAACTTCTTCTGGTCTCCAGAAATAACTCAACTGCTGTTGAGTCAGTTTATCGAAAATTGGATACTTATATGAATCATACCTTTGAACCCCCAGCGGCTTACCAAAAAACATAGGTTGTTTCTTGGTATTAACTTGTTCGGTGTTAAAGACTGTCATTCCTTTAATTTTCGTTTGAGTATCTTCAGTAGAAGAAATTTTAAATTGCATGTTAGTCCCCATTCACATTGAATATTTAAGCAAATCAAATAGTACAACTTTCACAATCACTTTCTTGCGATTCCAAGATGTCATCCAATAATGATTGTAATTCTTGTTTTGGTTCTTCTGCTACCTCATCAGTTTTAATGTCATAAGTGTTTTGGTAGTATGCCGTCTTATGTCCGTACTTATATGTGGTAAGAAAATCATTTGCCATCACTGAAACTGGCACCTCATTATCTGGATAGTTTTCTGGATTATAAGACCAATTCCCAGAGATTGCCTGATCGAAGAACTTTTGCATCACAGCAACAATATTAATATAACCACGATTGGACCCCATATCCCAAAGAAGCGTATAATTGTTCTTAAGAGTGTGATATTGAGGAACAATCTGTTTGAGTGGGCCTTTCTTGGATTTTTTAATGGACAAGTACCCTCTAGGAGGTTCAATTCCGTTGGTTGCATTTGACACAACGGAACTGCTCTCCGATGGCATTTGTGCGGACAATGTTGAGTGCCGAAGTCCATACTCCAAGATAGATGCTCTAAGAGTTTCCCAATCATGTTCCAAACCAATAGAAGAAATTTCGTCTACATCTTTTTTGTAAGTATCAACTGGAAGAATTCCATCAGCATACTTGGTACGACCAAAGTATTCACAATATCCTTTTTCTTTGGCAAGTTGATTTGATGCCTTTAGAAGGTAATATTGGAATGACTCAGAAAGACCATGGACCGCATCCCATGCTTCCTGAGAATCATAATTGAATCCAAGTTTTGCCAAATAATGAGCGAGACCAATATACCCAATTCCCAATGATCTACGACGCTTTGTGAAGTTTTCTGCCGCTTTTACTGGATATTCCTGATAATCTATCAATTCATCCAAAGAACGAACGGTAAGATCACAGAGTTCTTCTAGTTCTTCATCAGATTTCACTTTACCAACATTGATAGCAGATAGAATGCAGGTAGCAATTTCAGCATAATTATCATCGTCGATGTGCTGAATAGGTGTTGTCGGCTCAGTGATTTCTTGGCACAAATTACTCATGGTAATTTGATCTTTATAAGAACTATGAGAATTACAATGATCTATATTCATTATGTAAATTCGACCAGTTTCTGCTCGTTCTTTTAAGACATTCAATATTAATTCTTGTGCCTTAATTCTATTTCTTGGTGCCAGATTGGGAAGTGGACTGTCGCGGATCCACCTCGTATGCCATTTTGCGTGCAACATCTGACAGTTGCTTCAAACTTCTTGAGAAATGGTACAACACCAGTATGTTGAACTTCTCCCCCTCTGATTTTGCCGTTGATGCCACGGATCCGACCAGCGTTGATGCCGATTCCCGCCCTCTGTGCAACATATCTACCAATAGCCATATCACTGCTAAAGATAGAATCGAGGGTGTCATCAACATCAACAAGAACACAACTAGCAAATTGTCTAAGTGGCGTTCTAACTCCTGCCATGATGGGAGTTGGGATGTTGATTTTGTGCTTTGAGATTGCGTCATAATACCTCTTTATATAAGAAAGACGAGTTTCTTTTGGGTACCTAGAAAACATCGTAAGAGCAATCATAATGTACATAAATTGTGGGGTTTCGTACAATTTGCCAGTACTACGATCTTGTACCAAATACTTATCTACGACTTGCCGTAATCCAGCATATGTAAACAAAAAGTCTCTGTCATGATCAATGTAAGAATTTACTTTATCAATATCTTCTTTTGAGTAATAGTCATAAATCTGATGATCATATATCTTCAAAGAAACGCAATTATTAATATGATCTTCCAAATGAGGAATATCTATTGTCCCACCAAAGATTTTTTTACGAATAGAAAATAAAAGAAGTCGTGCCGCAACATACTGATAATTGGGAGCTTCTAGAGAAATCAAATCGGAAGCAGATCTGATGAGTATTTCTTGGATTTCATCCGTGGTAATTCCATCATAAAATTGAATACCAGATGTCATTTCTACTTGAGATGCAGAAACGCCGGAGAGCCCCCTACAAGCCTCACCAACCATCAGGTGCATCTTATCCAGAGCCAAACCCTCGATCCTTCCATTTCTTTTTTGGACTTTAATTCCGTTGGTCATACTTTTTTCCATTCGTTAAACTTAAGTTTTGCTTCTAAGCCAGAGTAAGTATTTAATTCTATCATGGATTGGACATTATGTCCAGACAGAAACATTTCATTTACATCTTTTTCTTTAATCGTAATTGGCCATATTACAATTGAATCGCCAGACTGAATTTTAGAATCCATTCTTTTATGAATTTCTATATTCCTCGGCTCATTATCATAAACATAAACTGGACGAGAAATATTTAGATCTACTAAGTTCAAATCGGATCCACACATTGCAATTGAATTTTTAATAAATGTAGAATCGAATGGACCTTCTAGTACATAAACGAATTGGTCCAAATCCACATCATCATAACCATAAAGTTTTGGAGAGTCTTTATCTAACATTATGGTAATATATTTTATTGGACTTGGGTCCAACGATCTTCCCTGGAATCCAACTAATTCTTTTTTATAATACAATGGAATTATTATTCTAGGTTCTTCATATTTTAAACTTTTTTCATCAAATGTATGGATTAAAGAATTAGTCCATTCTTTAAATTTTTCTGCGTAATAAAATTTAGATGCGTCCAATTTTCTATATTCTAGATACCTCTTTGACCTTTCGTTTTCTGAAGCTTTAGGTAAATTTAATCTAGTTTTAAATTTAGGTTTTTGAAACTTAAATTTTGGAGCCTCTGCTGTGAAGTTCTTTCCAGTAAATCCGGAGGAATATTTTTCCAAACAATATTCTTGATGCAGAACTGGATCAAATGTTTTTAAGAAATTATTGAGTGACACATTAATTCCACAATTATGGCACTTATAATTTGTATTATTTTTCACAGAGTAAAAATATCCCCTTGCTCTGGATTTGTTCTTCCTAGAATCTCCACAAATTGGACACCTGCAGTTGTATAGATTCTGGTTCTTTTTCGCAAATTTATCTACTCTTGAAGATATAAGATTGATGTACTTATCATCAATTAGATCCATAATCTAAAATTAACCTTTGGTTCTTTAGTATACCACCAATAGCCCAGAGCGTCAAGCCCTCACTTGAATGGTCTGTTTAATTGGTGGTGCTGTTGCATCTCTGATGGAGTCCACCAACCGGATGCCAAAGAAGACAATGCTCCAGTCAGTACTACAAGAAGAACACCACAACCAACAGTCATCCATTTAATTTTATTAATTTCTTGTACTTTTTCTTCTATTGATTCTATTCTTCTTATGACTTGGGTATGATCTTTGTGGTTATCTGATTTAACATCATCTATCATCTTCACAATGATATTATCAGATTTATTACATTGTTCTATTCTTTCATCGTGCACAGCTAACATTTTCATTATATTAGAATTGACTTCACTTAATTTTTCAATGGCGTCATCTAACTTATGTACTATATTAGAAAAGTCTAATAACTTTTGCTCTAGAACTGCTAACTTTACTGCTTCTTCTGACATGTTAGTGAATTTTAATTTTTCTCTGTCTTTAATCCACCAACAAATGAATTATACTAATATTTATATTTTACAAGAGTCCCATTGACTTTAACCACTTTTCGTATTTCTGGTGATATTGTTTTGTTCTCTTATCAACTAAACCACCTATAGTTCTGCGAAACATTCCCAATTCTGCTTTTGGGTCGAACCCGGCTGTTGGTCCTTCATTTGGTGAACTTCCGCTAAATGCTCCTCCCTGTCCTGGAGCATTTGCTACCATGTTTTCTCTTACAATTTGGATTACTCTGTCTAACTTACTCATTTGTAATTTTTTCCAATTCTTGTGCGCAAAAAATATCTATTGGAATGTCATGTATATACCCTCTTGGATACTCAGGCAATTTATTCAAAAAGACCACAAAAGTTTTCATGTAAGGCCATAAATCATTATCAATTTTAAAAAACAACATTGGAGTAGTTGCTTCCCCAAATATATTATAAAGAATCACAAAATGGTTAATTAACAGGTGCGTTTTTAACACACCTGTATTTTTATACCTTCTGAATAATCTTTTTATATATTTAAAATGATTTAAATCTCTATCAAAATCTTCTTTGGTCACTGCCTGAGGATTTTCATAATTTTTAATCGCAAATAAGAGAAAATTTTCCTCATTCAGTTCAGTAAACAGCATGTAATATCAAGCTAATGGATTTGAATCGTATAATGGGGTATTTCCAGTTTGAATTCCAGACATTGCCACTAGGGTCTCAGTTTTAACTCTAAGACTACCAGATGCGTCAATATATGTAGTCATCCCAACCCAACCAGCATGTGTTAGTGCATATGAAGTTGTTTGCGCAGAATCTAGTCCTGCACCAGCAACACCATAGACTGAAGAATTCTGCTCTCCTGTCAATCTTGTAACAGTCACTTGAGCGCCAGATGCAATTGCAACATTAATTGTAGATGCAAGAGAAACAATAGAGCCAGTAACTGAAGCTACTGATCTTGATACGGTACCACTAGCTAATGTATCTCCAGTCTGTATACCAGAAACTGAAACTAGAGTTACTTTATCTGAGCCAATACCAGAAGTAGCTGCAGCTGATGTTCTAACAACTAGTGTCGTTTCTGCTGCTGATTGTGTTTTTTGAGTATATACACTGTCCCAAGTAGTATATTTTGGCAATTCACTTATATCAAATTGAACTCCAGAAATACTTGCACCACTAAGAGCAGAAGTAGAAGCAATGGAAAGTTGAGTAGTACTAGCAATCCCAACAATAATCGCATCACCAAAATAACTGTTAGGTCTTGTACCAAAACGAATTATATCTCCAATTGCAGCAGCACCAACTTGACCAAAAGTAGTTCCGCTACCGGTTACAACAAGAGTAGCGTAATCTAAAGATACTGTACCACCAGATCCTTTAGCATCATTATTTCCCCAGAGTGCCATGTCTTTTTTCCGTAAAGATTATTTTATATGAATATTTATAAAAAAAGAGACCTACTAACAAGGTCTCTTTTTAATTTATGTTAGCAAAAAATCAGCAATTTTTTAGGAGTGCAGTTCTTACTGTTCCGGCAATTACATCATCAATATCGTTATCTGTAGTCTTAACATAACGATCAAGTAACTCAACTACAAGACGCTTTGTGTGACAAGAATTTAATGCAGCAAAAATGAGTGGCTTTACAACTTCTACTAGTACTCCCATAATGTCCTCCTTTTTAATTTTTTTGGATAATATCCGGAACTATTTATCAATCGATGATGCTTTGTCGGTAAAGATTTATAAACTCTTTTAGTTTTAGTGTAAGTTGTCTAGTTCTTGGCTTTGGTGTTTTTGGTCTTTTTTCTGGTTTTTTCAACTTTGGCTTCTTATATGGTTTTACCTTTAGATCTTTATGTGCCGGAATGCCAGGAATCCATGGTTCGAGGACACGCTGTGGTTTTGGAGTTTCTTTTTTTTGTGGAGGTTCTGGTTTTTCTATTTCTGGAGCAACCGTCATATAAGAAACTCCACCACCAGGTTTTTGTGGCTTTGGTTCTTTTTTGGTTGGTTCTGATGCTCTCCAATCTAAAGTTGGACCAGTTCTCCCTCTGGTTCTGCTTCTTGGTGAAAGTTGTCCAGTTGGTTTATCTCTTCTTGGAGAAGACCCCCAAGTAGGAAATGCCTCATCAATCCTAGAAAGAAATTGATTGAATGTAATGGACATAATCAGCCCTCTTTCTTTCTGGGAAGTCCTTCGTGCTTAGTTTTTGCAAACTTACGAATTTTGGCTTCGGACATACCATCGACAATTTCTAGAACTTGCTTACTTACTTCAGACCTTGGAGTTTCGCCTCTTTTAACTGAAAGTGCTAAACCAAAAATCTTCTGCTGTTGCTCACTTTCTGCTTTTTCTAAAAGAAATGATTCAATTTCCTCTCTGACTCCAACTCTTCTTTTTGCGGTTTCTTTTGCAGCCGCAGTTACAGCAGCTTTAGTAACTCGTTTTGCACCTTTAATTAAAGCAGCCTGGACATTCCTACCCGCTTTAGTTTCCATTGGTGCTCTCATACCAGATCCAATTTCAGATGCTGCTTTTGTTGCAGTTGAAGCCGCTTTTCTGACAGTTTGTGCTGTTTGACGAGCACCAGAAACGGCTTGACGGTGCCTTTGCATTCCTTGCTGATATTGAGTGGAAACAGTTTTTGCTGCTCCCATTATTCCCCTAGCAAGTGCATCTAAGGCTGGTCTAGCTTTTGGTTGAGTTGCTACTGCTTTTTTTACTAACTCATTACCTCTAGAGACTGTAACTTTTCGTGCTACAGTTCGCATCTTTTTGGCTGCTTCTCTATCATCAATTCCTGCTTTTATTTTTGCTATTTTTCGAGCTTTCTCTTCTGGAGTTGTTGGTACTCGTTTTGCTTTCCTTGCTTCAGTTAATATAAGATCTTCAGAAATACAGAAGACATACTCAAGGAACTTATCGACTCCAAGGTCTTCAATAACCATTTCGAGTCCTTCTTCATTCAAACCCTGCTCATAAAAATACTCGGCAGCTTTTCTTCAATATACTGAAGATATTCATCTCTTTCTGAGATTACCATACCAGAAACAGATTCCAAATAAATCTGTTTCATTTCATTTAGACTTTCTACGATACGATCAGACATCTGTATAAATTCTTAAAACCTATACATTTATTTATTGTTTAAACTCTTTCTATATTTCTTAATAAAATTTTTAATTTTTTTAGTATCACTCATACGCATTGCATATTCTCTATATGGATCGGTTCCTACTAGTCTTTGATCTGCAGGAACTCCGGAGATATTAGTCCATTCTGCCAAATCTTTTATCCAAGACTTAAACATAATCCCATCTTCAGTCACACAAATCAAATAGTTAGGACCACGACGAGTGACTTTACCAACTAAACCGGTGTTTAGATTTTCTACTACATCATCAACTTTAAATATCTTTTCTTGGTAATATTGTTCTCTCAGTCCCAATAAATCTAATTTTGGCGCATATTCCCAGACTTCTTGTACTTCTTTTGGTGCTTTCTTTCCAAGCATAGTTCGCTGGACCGCAAAGAACATTGCCTGAGAATCTTTATCTTTCATTCTTTTTGGCACTCCAGTTCTAAATAGCTGGAAATTGTCATCAACTGCAGCTTTTCTAAGTTTAGATGCCGACATACCAGAAACTCCATCGGCATCTGGATCTCTCGGACCAGCAGGAACTACATTAATCTCATCAAAAGAATATATCTGCCCATTATATTGGCCTGCCAATCTTTCAAATTCTGGTAATCTTTCTGATCCAACAACAATATTGACTTTTTTATATCCATCTTCATTTGCGGCAACTAAGACATCAAATATTGTTTTCATTTTGTCATCGTTAACGATGTTTTCCTTGAAGTCCGGAAACATCTTTTTCATATATTTTACTTTGGATGCCGGATCCAATGGATTCTTTTTTGTGTCTTGTGTTCTTGAAGGATAGATCTTAAAATCGCCGCCGGTAGCAATTTCTTTTGCTTTTTTGATAAGCTTTTCGTGACCAATTGTTGGTGGATTGAATCTACCAAAAACTACAGTTAAAGGAACTTCTTTATCTATTTCAGGTGGTGCTGGTTCTTGTTTTGGTGGTTTTATTCCTAGTCTTTCTTTTGGTGAAGGGGGTGGTTCTATGGCTCTTTCTGCAGTTCTTGGGCCTTTTGGTTCTGGCTCTGGTTTTTCTGGAGATGGACTCTTTTTACGAAGCATCTCCAAATCGCCACCAACTGTTTGTGCTATTACCTTTCCACTTCTGTCCACCCAGTTCCCATGTCCATCAGAAGTCAAGCCAAGGCGATATGCCTTTTCTGATGCTCTGGATCCTCGAAATTCTAATATAAATTGCGAAAACTTTTTCATTCTTGTGTGGAATTCCTTATTTATTTATTTTGTTTACAATCAACCTCTTGGTGGATTACTATCATCACTATATCTTGTAGATCTTCTTCTTGTGGATCTAGTTCCGGGAGCAACTGCCCTATTTCGGTCATCTGTAGTTTGAATTACAGATTTTCCTGGTTTTATTTGATCACCTTTTCTAAGAATATCATAAGTTAATGGTTTTCCTTGTGAAGCTAATGGCTGTCTTCCACCTGGACCAACAAATGTTGGAGAGGCAGTTGGTCTTTTTGCTTCTGATTCTCTACCTGCTCCCGTTGATCTATTCCTTCTCAAAATAGCATCTGCTTGTTGTCCAGTTCTTTGTTGTGCTGTAGTTTCCCTTCCTTGTCCTGGAGTAGATAAATTCATAGTTCTAGATTGTACTCTACCCCCAGAAGACGATGCTCCTCTACTTCTTATTCCAGCTCTGATTTCAGCAGATGTATCTACATTATTTTGTGGTATTCCCAACATTCTTCTTCTTTCTTGTGATGCTGCTCTTTTTGCGGCTTTCTCTTCTGGAGTTAATACTTCGTTTATAAGTTCATTATACCAATCATCACTAACTACCTTTAATATTTTTAATGCCGATACTATATCATCAGCAAATCTATTTTCTACTAGGTATTCAGCGATGTATAATTCCATTATTTTAATATTAGAACTTTTTTACTATTTATAAAAAAAACCTCCCGAAGGAGGTTCAAATCAAACAATAATTTTTTCCAATTCTTGATCTAATTGTACTAAGAGAGATCGAAGTCTTTCAATTCGTTCTGGAACGAATTCTTTACTATATCCCGCAGTTGATGCATCTAGGACTTGTAGGAGTTCTAGTCCGGTTTTTGCGTCAATTTTTAATGTTAGTTGTTTTTGTTTTGCCATTCAAACATCTCCTTCTTTGCGATTTTCAGAACGATATACATCAAATGTTCCTTCCGGATAACGAGCACTCAACTTTTCGTAATTCATTTGAAGAATCTCATCAAATGTAGTATCAAGTGCCATACATGCTTGAGCAAGATACCAACAAAGGTCTCCTAATTCTCGTTTCATATGAAAAACATTTTCTTCGTTATATGGTTTTCCTTGTAGAAAAATTTTCTTTACCACTTCAGTAAATTCACCTGCTTCGGCACTCAGTCCATAAGCAGCGGTCATAAGACGAGGGATATCGGCATCTTGTGCTTCCAACTCTGATAACCTAGAAAGAAGAGCAGAAAAGTCAGAACTAGCAGAACTTGTAGTTTGGCGAACAAAATCAATGTACTTGTCATTATCAATTTTTTGATCATTTTTCATCAGAAAGTAAAGCTCCTAAATTTTTGTTTGAAATCAGATTGGTGTTCCTCGTCATTATACTCTTCTTCCTGTCCGGAGTCAAGTATGTCCTTTTGTGCTGATTGATCAACATCATAAAGACGCATCTTTGACCTATCGATACCAATGACAAATTTTTTATAGGTTGATTTGTCACTATATCTATTTTTTAGTTGCTTGACCAAAATTTGATTTAATTGCTCTAATTCATCAGTTGATATCAAAGCAAAAAGAAAATCGGCAGTCGCTGGGAGACCAAAAGACTCAGAGGTATCGGTCAATTCTGGATCAGAGGAAGCAAATCCAGATCTAGTAGTTTGTGTGGCACTCATAATTGGAACATTAAATTCTACCGCAAGACCCCTAAGTTCTTCTGCAATAGATTTTACATATGAGTATGAGTTCACAGAAATATTCCCTTTGTACCTACTAGATTGATTTGCATCAATTCGCTCAGCAATTTTTTCCTCTGCCATTTCAAGCGTAATGTATAGTACATTCCGTCCTTGGAGCAAGTAGGAGCCAGCCACATGGCACATGAATAAAGATTTGCCGACATTTGTACCAGCAAGTGCGATGTTAAGAGTTTTAGGAGAGAGCCCACCATTCGTAATTTTGTTAAAGTAATCCAGATCAAATTCAAGTTTATTCTCCTTTCTATTATAATACTCATAGCGTTGATCATAATCTTGAAGGTAATCATGACCAACATGATTATCAAAACTTACCGATAATGCATCTGATAAAATTGATGGTATGGAATCTCTGTTTTTATCTTCATTTTTACCGTCAGCAATTTGAATAGACTCCATAAGTGCAAGATAAATTGCCCTATCTCTACACCATTTTTCAGTAGTGTCAATCAACCACTGAAGTTCTGCTGGAGAATTGTCAAAAGAATCTATAATTGATACTATCTCTTTATAAAAAGTTTCATTTAGATCTGTTCTTTTGTCTACCTCAATTAATAATGCTTCCTTAGTGGCTGGTTTATTATATTCATTAATGAAAGAGTATATCTCATCAAAAATAATTTTTAGGTTATAATCTTGAAAATAATCCTTCCGTAAAAAAGGAAGTACTTTCCTAATGTAGTCTTCATTGATCAGTGAAATATTCTTCTGGATTTGCTAATATTTGCTTACCATATATCTTCTTTCCATTGATTTCATAACGACCTGCTTTGTTTTCCCAAAGTCCACCAAGTTCTCCAAGTTCGAGAAGCCCATAATATCTGTCCAAACCACGCTCATCATAAAACAAACGAACCTCCACATCTTTGTTTTCTTTACTCAAACGAGACTTGGCAGTTTTTGCTTTAATAATGTTTCCGACAATTTCTGTCCCATCTTTTTCTTTTTTCTTGCTGAGATATACGATAGTGGAAGCGGCATACTTAAGACCACTACCACCACCCATCTCTTTAGTAGGAACATAAGCACCAATGACATCATAAGTATGATTAGTAACAATCATTGGAATTTTTGCTTGTCCAAGTTTCAATGTAAGCATACGAAATGCTCCTTTAATCAATTGAGATTTGGTCATGTCCCGAACTTCCTTATCATTCAGTGCATCATTAATCTCCTTACTTGTGGAAAGCATTCCCAAAGAGTCTAACACAAACATACAAGGATTGCGTTCCCCTTCAGGTTTTTTCATATACATATCTACTGCCTTGAGTGCCGTTCCACGAAACTCTTCAACAGTAACAACATTGACAACCACAAGACGAGAAGTATCAATTCCACGAGATTCTAGGAGAGATTTGGTAATAGCAGCTTCAGTATCAAAGTAGAGGCAATAACCATTGGGATTATTATCGAGGAAATTCTTAACAACGGCGAGACTGAAGAAAGTTTTTCCAGTACTAGACTCTCCAGCAATAGCAGTAATCTTATTCCCAGATACGCCGCCAAATATACTACCTGAAACCAGTGCATTAAAAATATATGAACCCGTGTCAACATAAGTCTCAGTCTCATCAATTTCGGAAGCAAGTTGCGTATACTCGCCACCGATTTCTTTTACAATGTCCTTTAAAAAATCCATAAGTTTCTCCTTAGTAATTCCAATATACCACTAAACAAAAAAAGAATCAAGTGTTGTTTTTTTCTCAATATTCCAACCAATAATATCTAGAATCGCTCTCAATGGTTTGAGGAAGGTCTTTTCAAACTGCATTTCATAATCTACATATTTTTTTAGTTCAAACTCTGGAGGCAAAGTTTGAATAAAAGCAATTACATTTTCGTGAATTGGATTTGGTAATTTGAGATAACAAAACTTAATTTTTTCTCCATTTTTAATCATTGAATATTTTTTCTGTAGCTTATATTCTTTGATGTAATGATTATAGAGAATTGATCCTCTAACATGAATTGGCGTAGACTTGACATACATAGTCAAATTAGATTTAAATTTTGTCAATTCATTTACTGACTTGGGAAAAGAAACTTCTTCCGGAGTCAATTCGAAAAAATCTCTTCTTGCAGTCGAAATGAAATCAATCAATTCATCTTCAGTCGATGTCATAATAAGCTTAATTGCTTTTTTAATCCTATCTCGACAGAAAGCAGGAGTAGAAGATCTAATAGCTTCGATTCCAGTCATAGCCAGCTCTGGCTCTGAATATCTTACTCCCTCATTGTCCCAAACATTAGCAATGTATCTTTTTTTAGAAATAAAAACTGCTCGATCAGTTATCTTTTCTCGTTTCATATGCAATTTGTGTGCATATGCATTCAGATATTCTGCTAGTTCTTTATAAGAACAATCAACATATTCTTGAATTTTTGTAGAGAAAATTTGATCCAGAAAATCAATAATTTCCAATTTGGATGGATTTTTGTTTTTATAAATCATGTCCACTAATGGCTTCATGTTCAAAAATGCAGAATCAGTGTCACAATACACAACATAATCAGTATCTTCAGTTTTCAAAATTTTATTGAGATACTGATTGAATTTCATTTCAATCCAACGAATTGCTAGCTGTCCAGTGTAAGTTACTGCCTCTGCGTTTCTCAGATCATAAAACCTAAAATATGGATTCCCAGTTGCACCATAGCAAGAATTCAAACAAACTTTAATTGATTGCTCCTTAACACTATACATCGAAATTTGCTTCTTGAGTTTAACTTCATGAGTTTTTTCATACTCCTTTTTCAACTCTTTCATCTTATCTTTGTATAGTTTCCTTTTCTGGAACATCTTATCAAGAAGTTCAGGAAGAAATCCCATTTTATCTTTTTTATACATTGATCCATTTGGACAAACAGAATATTGACAATCTGTTGGTATCCGTGTGGTTTTATCCAAGATAGAATCAATTGATATATTAGAAAATCGTTTCTCAACTAATGTGTCTGGACTTATATTCAATCCCATCATAATATGAGGATAAAGAGAAGTTAAGTCCATGCTTACAACATAATCATAAGAACCAGGAATCGGCTCTTTTACAAATGCACCCACAAATTTGTCTGACTTCTCTTTCCCCTCGCCTTTCAATGGGATCACAATATTTTTACGACGAAGGTAGTTGTAAATGATAGTATCCCACATTCTAACCTGATAGAAAACATCTTCAAAATTAGTTTTAGAATCATATGCGAGCATGATTGCCAATTCAACCATGTGAAGCTTATCTTCTAGTTTGTTGACGAGTTCAGTGTCAATGACATTATATTCTACGAATGTGTCCCAATCACTATCATAAAAATCCTTAAAAGTTTCATATTGACTATGATCCAATTTATTTTGACCTAGCTCATTAAATGCAATCGTATCTAGTCTAAAGTTTTCAGGTTTTTTGAATGAATATTTTTTATATAGATCGAAATAATCTATAATAGATACTCCAAAAATATCATAGATTGTTTGTTTTTCGCCTATTCTAACTTCAACTTGCTTATCGGAAATCCAGTTATAAGGAGACAACTTTCTCGTTTCTTTTTCTCCTATTAATCTGTACATCCTACCAATGATGTAAGCAAAGTCATAGTATAGACAATTCCAACCAGTAACGATCTCTGGTGTATTGTTTTGCCAAAAATCAAGAAAAGAATAAATTAGAGCAGTTTCATCTACACAATAAAAATACTTATGATTTTCTAGTTTTTTTCCGAATTTCCTGGTTCCCCAAGTATAGATTTTTTTCGATACATAATCTTGGATTGTAATCAGTAAAATTTCTTCATCACAAGTTTTTGGGTCAGGGAATCCATTTTCAGAAGAAACCTCAATATCTATTGCCCAAATAGAAATTCTAGAAATGTCATAATCAATTTGTTCTTCCGAATAATTGTCTGAAATATACTGATAGATTGGAGTTTCATTTCCATAAATTTTAAATCCCTCTACATCTTTATACTTATCAACATATTCTCTAGATTCTTTGATCGTTCCTGGTTGAATTGGTTTTACACATTTTCCATCTAATGTCTTATATTCTGTTTTTACATTAGATGAAACATAAAAGGTAGGATGATAATCTACCGTTTGAGTGAATTTTTCTCCATTTTCATACCCTCGAACATAGATCTTATTCCCGAGTTGTTTGACATTTGTGTACCAACGCATCACTTTCTAATTAGAATTTTGTATTTATCGAGAATTGAAGTTTTTGGGTCAATGATTGTAAGTATTTTATCTGAGCTCATTAAAAATACTTTTTGTTCTGTTACTTCCATTAGCCATGGTCTTAGCGTAATTGTTTCCAAAAGTTTATCAGTAACAATTAGATATGGGTCAGAAAGTTTACAATTTGGTTCTCCTATATCTGCTACCACTTCTTCAATTTTAGCTATTAGTCTTTGCCCATTTTCTAAGACTAACAATTTTACAAATTCATTAGACTCAATGGCTGCCTCTTCCATGGTAATGCCTCAACAGCCCCCATTATAGCACAAAAAAATGGGGGAGTCAACTGGATTTTGCCAGTTCTCCCCTTTGCGCCGACGATATTCAATTACTATTTAGAACCAAATTTTTTTCTTTTGGTGCTCTGGTACTATCTTTACTAATTTAACAGAAAGAAGTCCATCATCAAATGTCACTTCTTTAACTTCAACATCATCAGATATAGTCCAAGATCTGGTGAATGCTCTTTGTGCCAAGCCATGATGGACATATTCTTTTCCGGAATCTAATTCCTTTTCACCTTCAATGAATAATTTATTGTTCTCTGTGTATACCGTAATTTGATTTTTCTTGAATCCGGCAAGAGCAAGTTCTAACCTAAATTCTGTGTTGCTTTCTTTAATGACATTGTATGGAGGGTAGTTTGATTCTGTCTGATGTAATGCACCAAACCTGTGGAACCATTCGTCCATTCCAATAGAATATTTTTCAACATCATTTAAAAATTTTTCAATATTTCCAGTATTATATTGAACTAATGCGTTCATTTGTTGTCTCCTTTAAAAGCGAGTGTAGATGTCAAACCCGAAGCATTTGACATTACTATTTTATAAGAGGACATAAAAAAAGGGAAGTTCGGAACTCCCCACAATTTTATTCGGTTTCCATTACTTTTTTCTTAGATCCTATCGAGTATTTCGCCTCAAGAATCCAATCGTCCTTTTCTTTATATGGAAGAACTTTAATTTGATTTAATGGTGCAATATCAGAAACTTTATCTGGGTTTACTACCGTGACTAATCCCCAGTCAGATAGAAGTTTAATGATGCGATTGCGACGCTGAACATCATTAACTGTCAGATTAGCGTGTTTGCCGTCAAGGGCAAAAAGCTCTTTAAAACTCACCAAATAATATTTCCCTTGTTTATGTAAAATATGCACAGATTGGTATAGCTTTTTTTCTTTTCTGGAAGCAACACCAATTCTAGTTAGAGTTTCTCTTACTTTGAGAAAGTCATCAGGTTCAGATAAAATTATCTCAACCATCATGTCAGGTGTCCATTTTACCTGAGGTTCATTAATACTAGTCATCTCGTTCCACCAATATCAAGTTTAGATTTAATAAAGTTAATTTGATCTTCAGACAGAATTTTCAAAATTTGAGAGGCTTTCTCGTCATTATATCCATAATATTGTTTTATGTATTCTAAATTCTGTATTTTATCTTTTGTGATCCAAGAAGAAAATCTCTTCTTTTTTCTTATACTATTTAGATAAAACAAATATTGCATATCTTTATTAAGACTGCAATTAATATTCATTTCATTTGCAAACAAGATAGTATCAATGTGTGCAGAAAGACATCTATTGATAATATATGGTGGATACGATTTGATGTTATCCGAATCACTAAGTATTAGATTTTCTTTTGTCGAATTTATAGAATTCAACCAATCTTTTAATTCATATTTTATTTCCATTCTACTTCACACATAATTTCAGTAAGACACGCAAGAAGATTTATTTCGTTATCTGCAACAAAAGCACTCCTATACTGATACTTAGAAATGACCAGAATTGCTGCTGGTATAGTTGATTCTACAGCAGAATCATATAAACAATCATATACTTTTCTAAGAACAATATTTGGATCATTATCCATATTTTGGATGACCCATTTGCGGACTTCTGTAAAATTCCTATCTTTTAAGAATTTTACCAATCCCGAAATCTTTACCTCATATACATTTGCTAGTATGCCAGAATCGACTTTTCCTCCAGAAGAATATCTCTGTATCTCGTTAAGAGTTCGCCTAAAATCGGGAAAATATTTATTAATCAACCCAACAATAGCTGCAGTCTCGTATTCAATTTTTTCTTTGCTGAGAATATCAACAATCCTCTTCATAAAATCTGCTGCTAGTTTTGGCTTTTCTTTTGGTGGAATGGAAAAGTCAATAACTGCAGCACGAGAATGTAGTGGTGGAATTAATTTATTTTTATAATTACATGTGAAAATAAAAGTACAATTTGTCTGTAGTTCTTCTATCGAAGCCCTCAATGCAAGCTGTGCATCATTTGTTAAATTATCTGCCTCATCAATTAGTAGTATCTTTTTTCCAGTATTAGAAAGAGATAAAGTAGAAGCATAATTTTTAACTTTATTTCGAATGACATCAATGGATCTCTCATCAGAGCCATTGATAACCATAAAATCCCTATCTAATTCATTGGCCAAAGCTTTAATAGTAGAAGTTTTCCCAATCCCAGGCGGACCAGAAAGAATCATGTTTGGAACTTTACCAGAATCTCTAGTCTCAGTAAAAAATTTTTTTATTGATTCTGGTAAAATGCACTGCTCCACTGCTTGTGGGGCATATTTTTCTACAAAAATAAAATCACGGTTCATAATTAATCAATTCAAATTTTATTTAAATCCAATCGGGTTTTCGCTCTGGCATACGAAGATAATTGTCCTTCGCCCAAGGTTTAGATGCAATGTACATCTTGTAAGCAGTAAAAGTGTCAATGCTTGTGTCGAGTTTATACTCATCTGGCATCGCTCTAGTAAATGATTTTACTTCAGTGATCTTTCCTTTAGGAAAAAGGTAATAAGCATCAACCAATGTCTTATAACAAGAGTGAATTTTATTATACCTCAAAGTATATTCATCACATAAGTTAAGTCCATGCTTAATCAACCAATAAGCATTATTGGCGTTTTCCATTGCCCACTTGGTGCAGGGATGGTTGCGGAAAGCTCCTTTGTCTGTTTTGTAAGGAGTCTCATCCGCTTTAAAAAGATGACCATATCCATGTCCCCATTTGTCAGAAGCAACAATAGAGAGCATTTGGCAGCACTCCAAAGGCATCTTGACAATGTGTTTATCTGGGAGGCAAATAGCACTCTCAGCTGGCCATGGAGATGTCACAAAGATGTTCATAATAAAAAAAAAGAAATCAATTAATCATTAAAAACAGAATCAGGCTCAAGTGCAATATGATACTTAAGTTTCCTTGATTTACTATCAAACCTAGCTAGAAGTCGCTTAGAAATTGTAACATCATAAGATCCTGGAACAATTTTAATGTTTTCTACTTTGAAATTCATAGTGAACTCATTTTCAGTTTCACCAACAATAATAGAAAATTCATTTGATGTGTCATTCTTTTTATCCCTGACCACCATACTAATAACACCGTTTTCGCCAACAGCTGCCAAATCCGGAAGCTGATAGATATTTGATGCTTTAAGTAGTTTTTCTAGCTGAGAGTGATCCAATTGAAACTGGATATCATCACTTGGAACTACAATTTCCTTTTCTGGTGGAGAAACAATCACAGAAGGATCAGCAAAAAAGTATTTTACTTTACGCTTACCTTCACGGATCGTAAGATATGAATCATTAGAAAAATCTAATTCTGGATTGTCATGTAATCCAATACCATTCAGAAATTGATTCAGATCGTAAATAGCGAAGTTTTTTGGGAATTCTTCTTGTACTGTTGCCTCGGCAAGAACATTCTTCATCACCGACATTGTTTTCAGTACATTTCCTTCTTTAACAAAAATAGATTGATTAATAGAAGCGAAATTTTTAAGAATAATCAGGGTATCACTGGAAAGATTCATTTGTTTTCAATAAGATTCAGGTGGTTAATTAGGAGAATAGTATAGTGCAAGACTTTAAACAGATCTGCGCGAGGGGTTCCCTTTGTGTCGTACCGATCAATATATTTTGTTACATTACCTGCACAAAATCCTTCACGACGATTGTGCTTGATTTTGTCTAGAGTTTGTTCCGTCCCACCACCAGTTCGGTCAACATAATGTTGACTATATGTGCTAGAAATATATTGCTCTAATTGCTTTAGGATCTTGTCTTCATTGTATTTCCAAAATCCATTGGAATTAGTTTGATCATTCATGAGTAAAATGGTCTTTTCAAGGTTAATTGTGTCATCAGCATTTACCGAAAATTTATACTGATGTTGTAAATTTCTTTCGTCTTCCGGCCCAAACATAATAATATATCAAATTACAATAATATCATGCTTCTTCTGATTTGTCAATCTGCTGATCTTCATCTTTATTAAATTCTTCATCAATTTTATCATATAGTTCAATGAAAGAAGACTTTGTGTCATCATCAAATCGTGCAATTGATAGTTTAATAGCTTTTGCTTTGTTTTTGAAAATTGCATATGCCTTTAGTAGATGAATCAAACGACGAGTAGAAATCAATTCATCAATGCCGCCATCATAAAATGTCTTGCGAATTGTATCACTCCAATTTACCAGTTTTTTAATAAACTCGTCTTCTCCCTCAAGTCCGATAGATTTTGCTAGTTTAGTCAGAATTTTAATTTCAATGGAATTTGCAGGATAATTTTGCTCAAATGTGACACTGAACCTTTCTAAGAATGCTTCATTAAGTACATTAGTGCCAATAAATCGTCCATCATCAGATCCTTTTCCTTTTGTATTGGCAGTTGCAATGATATTAAATCCTGGTTTCGGGTAGATGACTTTACCAATTTTTTTAAGAAATAGTGGTTTCCCTTCTAGAACAGATTGTAAGACCATGATCTTATTCGATGCCAAATCGCATTCATCAAGAAGAAGAATGGCACCTCGCTCCATCGCCTCTACTACTGGGCCATTATGCCAAACTGTGTCACCATTCTGTAGTCGAAACCCACCAATAAGATCATCGGAGTCAGTTTCGACAGTAACATTAAAACGAATCAACTCACGCTTCAATTGTGCACAAGCTTGCTCCACACACATTGTTTTTCCATTACCAGAAAGACCAGTAATAAAAACTGGATAAAAAATTCCAGAAGAGATAATTTTTTTAACATCAGAAAAACAACCAAAAGAAACAAATCCAGAATCTTTTTCTGGAACTAGATCTTTTTCCGTGTCTGGAATCACAGAAGGAGCATTATATGAATTTTCAATTGCAGCGACTGCTTCTGTTGTCACTTCAAGATTCCACTTACCATGGCCAGTTTTATATCCATCTAAACGACGAGTTACAGTCGGATAAGAAACATTTTTCATAGCACAATAAGCACGAACATCAGCAGAAGTGATATTGGCACCAAACATGTCCATTAGATCGGAGATGATGTTTTGTTCTGTCATTTTTTTGTACATGGTCTGAGGGATGAACAGATATATTATACCAGGCCCAAAGACACTATGTGCTCATGATGGGCCAGTTTAAAAATTGGTCTACGCAATAAGATCTATAAATTGCGATAGAATCTTCTTATTCATTTTTTTAGACTGTAATGATTTTTTAAATGCATTTCTAATATCAGTAACAGATGATGATTCCTCAACATTAAAATCGCTAGAACTATTCAGGGCACCAGAATATATCCCAAAATACGAATCATATCCAGTACATTTAAGCATACATGATTTGTTCTTTTTCCATTCCTCCATAATTTTATTATAAGAATCAGAATAATTATTATTCTCTAAATGACCACGAACAAAGCCTGTTATTTCTCCACCACTAAGAAGTCGAATTCCAATAAAATTGACATGAGGATATACATCTTTAAGATGTCGTAAAAGCACATCACTGAATCTATGCGTTGCATAATAAGAATATTTTGGAAACCTATATGTTGTTTTTAGTTTATCGTCCTTCAAGAAACAATTGTCTCCGATTGGCAACACACCAGAACTAGTACATCTAGGCAATGCACTTGCTTCGCCATCTGTTAAGATGACACATTGAATTTTTTGTACTTTAGTTTTCTTTTGAAATTCTGGGATGATGTGATGTAAAGTTACTAATGATTCATTCAATGGGGTACCAGAAAGATTCAATTGATTTGGACAAGAGTAAGAACAAATTCTACTTTTGTTATAGTATGCTAAACGATACAAGTTTTTCATGTGAATGTCCAAGGTAGAAGAATTTACCTTACTCGAAATCACATTGAGCAAATTGAAACCACCATCAATAGAAATCGAATTATTGTCTGATTGACTATTTTTCCCATAAGAATATGACCAATTATTAGTAAATGCATAGACTTCAAATGGAATAGAAACTTTTTTACAGAACCAAACCAGATTGAATAGTTGGCGACATGTATCTAGAATTACTGTATCCATTGAGCCGGACCAATCTAAAATAAAAATCAGCCCATGATTTTTTCCATCAGCAACTGTAATAATTTTTTTAAAAATATCATCGTTAAATTTATAAGAGGGTAGAGAACTACAATCTAAAATACCAGTTTTAGACTCTGAAGAACGAGCATATGACTCTGCTGCTTTTTTGCATTCAAATTCTTTGACCAAATAATTTACTTCTTTTTTAGCGGACGATTTAAATGACGAATAATCAGAATCAACTAAAAAGAAATCTTCTTGGCTATTATGCGTATTCCAATAGCGTTTACATAGAGAATGTATAGATTTAGTATCAACAATAATTTTGTCCAAATCTAATTTTGGAATACGGACATAATTAATTTGTTCCGTTTTTGACGCTGACAATTTGTTAATTGCCTTTTCAAATGAGGAAAATGTTTTTACATAATCTGAATTAGATGCCGGATCGTAGTCATCTGCATTTTTCTTTTGTTCATCTAATTTTTGTCCATTATCAGTAGAATTTTGTGAATTATTGCCTTCTACATTTTGTTCTTTATCTGATTGTCCATTATTGTTTTTATTGTAATTTTCTTCTGGTTGCTGATTGGTGGCAATTTGTTGTTCAGAACTAATTCCAGAACCAGATTCAAATGAAATAGAATCAATAGTCTTCTGCTGTTCTACATCTTTACAATATTCATATAATTTTTCTGCGCAGCGAACTGCATCTATAAATGTTTCTGCTGCTCCAATCTCATCGAGAATAACTTTTTCCTCATCATCAAAATCAATACCAATGAAGTTACCGATTTTAAAATAGAGATTAATCCTATCCGCTAAATTATACTTGCTAATATCTTCCCCACTAATGGCAAAAAAATCTTCTTCATGCAATTCTTTATATCCACCAAAAAATGTCTTTTTAAGTCCAGGGTAACGACGCTTCATCAATTTCTCGATTCTAACATCTTCTGTCACATTTAGAAACTGCATAGGAACACTAGTGAGTTCCGTCCAATCTTGATTTGGAGTGTAAATTGCATGTGCTGATTCGTGACTCAAAAGTAACTGATATACGATATCAGATGCCTTCTCCCAAATAGGAAGAGTAAGAGTCCTAGTTTCTACATTAAAGCAGGCAGTATCAACATTTGAATGTTCAATATTAAGATTTTCAGTTGAAAGAAGGCGAGCCAGATTTCCGTGAATTTCGTGGTTGTGCCGCATGAGGAGAAATTTGAACTTCTATAATTATACACAAAAAAACCACCTAATGGTGGCCAAGTAGACAGTATTCTATCTGTCACACTGTTTGCAGAATAGAAAAATTTCCTCTCTTTTCAAATTCTATAATACTGTCAAATTTATCTTGGACCCCATCTTTATGAGAGATCACAAATATATTAAAATCCTTCACTACATATCTAATAATTTTTAGAAAGTCATCAATACCAGAAGAATCCAAAGAAGAGTCGAATATCTCATCTAAAATTAATAAATTAACATTTGTCGAATTCTTTATTTTGGCTAATTCTCTCCAAGAAAAAAGAAGAGCTAAATTGATTCTTTGTTTTTGTCCCTCCGAGAAACTACCATAACTAAAATCTTCGTATATTGGTGTTTTTATGTGTTCATTAAATTCTTCATCCAAATTGAAGTTGATATAAAAATCCATCATTTGAAGATACTTATTCACATTTTGATTAATTAATGGAAGATATTTTTTAATTATTTTTGACTTAACTCCATTATCTTTTAGTAAAGAGTGGATACATTCATAGTATTGAATTTTTTCTTTTTTATCTACAAATTGATTTTTTATATCCAGAAGGCTTACTTCGAGAATTTTTAGTTTATCGTGTTCTATATTTTTATTTTTTATCTTTTCTTGAATTTTTTGTATCTCCAATTCAAGTTCTTTGATTTGATTTTTGGATTGCTGAACTTTAAGATTATTATTCGATATTTTATGGTTAGTATCTAGTAATTCCTTTGATATACTTGCGAATTGAGTTTCTCGCTCCTCCTCTTCCCTGATCGTATCTTTCAATTTTTCATACGCATCTTCCAATTCTTTTATAGAGGACTCATACTCAGAACATTTTTTAAGTTTCAACTCGGAATCTATGTGTTGTGTGCATGTAGGACAGATTGAATTATCAAGAAAGAAATCACGATCATCAACAACTGTGGATAACTTTTGAGATAACTTCCCCTTCAAAGTTCCCAACTTTTTCAGCTTATTTGGACTTTCATTAAGAGAAGTCAAACTAGAATTCAATTCTTCCGTCTTCTTCAATAAAATTCTATTCTCTTCATCCGTATCTCTAAAAAATACATTTAATTTTTGTATTTTTTGTCTTCTCTGTTCAATTTGGAAATTACTTTCTTTTTCTATTTCTTCTATGAAGTTAGATTGCATCTTCACTTTGTCAGACAAAGAGTCCTTCTTTATCTCCAATAATTTAACTTCGTCTTTTATAGTTTTTATTTTATCCTTTACGACAATATTCATTGAAGAAAATATTTTAATGTCCAATAAGTCTTCAATGACCTCTCGTCTACTCGCTGCAGTAAGTTGCATAAACGGAACAAAGTTACTATTTCCCAATATAACAATTTGAGTAAAAGACTTATAATTCATCTTTAAGACTGTCTGCTCAAACCATTTTTGCTGATCAATAGCAGAAGAACTCTGGTCTAATAAACTGTCATTTTTATAGATTTCAAATATAGTAGGTTTTTGTCCCCTTCTTACTTTCCAATCAATATTACCAATTGAGAATTCTATTTCTACCAAGCAATCTTTTTCATTTACTGAATTAATTAATTGCGGCTTATTAATAGGACGATATGACTTATTAAACAAAGCATATGTAATTGCGTCCATGAAGGAACTTTTTCCACTTCCATTTTTTCCAATAATACAAGTATTGTGATGTGTATCTAAACTTATTTCAGTGAATTTATTTCCAAAAGAAAGAAAGTTCTTAAATCTTACTTTTTTAAAAGTTATCATAATGTATTTTTGGTGGAACTACGATATCATTAGGGGTTATAACAGCATATAAATTACCAGTAACTTCACATGTTTTTATGAGTATATCATCATCATATTCAATTACATGAGTTTCTGGCATACCCTGCTCTTCTAGCATTATTGCATATCTGACGGCATCATCTTCCTCCTGAAAAAAGAAAATTACTTTTTTTCCATCTTGATTTAGTACTGAATATGCACCTTCATCTTCTTTTCCATCAAGAGTTATCAAAAACATTATACTAACTCACATGCCTCCGAATATGTCTCTTTTAAAATATTTTTTAACATATTTTTATTCAATGTGGAATCACTTTCTTCTACAAATTTTTGAAGTAGAGAAAAAGTATCTTCATTCTCTAACGAAATGTCCAAATCTTGATCATCAAAAAACGAATAATTTTCTATAATTTTTAATTCTGCAATATTAGCGTTATATAACTTATCAACGAAATCTTCAAATAATTTAACTTTGGTTTTTTTTCTAACTACAAGTTTTACTATTTTATTTTCTAATTCGGTCACATTTAATAATTGATTTGGTGTATCATCGTAATAAAGATTGTAGTGCATTTTATATGGATTATCGACATAAAAATGCTCTAAACTTTCAGTGTCAAATATTACAAATCCTCTAGTTTCATCTATATCATTAAAGTATATTTCATATGGATTTCCCATATAGAATATCGTTCCATTGTCAGATCTATTATGGAAATGGCCAGAAAATACTTTTTTAAAATTATTGAATATTTTAGGATCTCTACCATCCTCCATAGTATGTCCTTTATGTGCTTCAAATCCGTTTAATTCTAAATGTCCCATTACAACATTAGAACTTGTTCTTTTCAATAATTTGTAAGTATCATGTTCATTTTCTTGATTAATCCAAGGAACAAAAACCAAATCAAGACCACCAATATTTACTTCCGTTGGTTCTGAATATACTTGTATATTTGGATATTCTTGGAGCAACAGATCTGGTGAATTTATTCTATTAGTGGATTTAAAATATACATCGTGATTTCCACTTATCAAATGTACTTTATATTTTGAGAGTGGATCTAATACTACTCGTTTTGTCCATTCTAAACCAAAAAAATCTATAGACTTTCTATTGTCAAATGCATCTCCCAAATGAATGACAGTATCAATTTTTAGTTCTTCTAATTTAGGAAAGAAAATATTTTTATAAAAAAGTTCAAAATAATCTTGAAAGAGTTTTGATGACTTTCTTGCGGACCAATGGGTGTCTGTAAGCAATGCAACGAGCATTATGTCAATTCCTTAATTTACTGTGAACTGCATCTTTAATACTATTATAGTCGGAATAGTTTCCTCCGTCAAGTGTGTTGTCATCAACAAACACTTCATCAAACCCAGATCTTTCCAGTATTTTTCCCTTAATTTCTAATTGCCTTTTTTCTTTGGTTATTCTTCGTATAAAAGCATAGTGAATTACCTGAGTAAAATAAGCAAAAGGATTTGTTGATTTTTGGGGATCAAAATTTAAAATATATTGAACGCAATTTTCAATTCCGTCAGAAATCATATCTTCTTTGAACATATAATTGACAAAATTTGGTTTAAATGACAAATGCGTCGCTATCTTTAAAAAACATTCTCCTATGTAATTTGGAATTACTGGCTGCGGTAAATCTTTATCTTTTGCAATTTTAACCAAATGCCGATAATCGATCAGGGCAGCCAAGAACTCTTTATTATTAACATAGTGAACACTACGCTTTCTTTTAGTCATGACGGCTGTTGTAATCATAATACCTTACAAATAATATATATTGATATTATAACACAAAGAAATTGATTTGACAAGGGGTTGACACGCCCATCAAAAGTGAGTATAATCAGCTTTGTCAGCGATGAAACTCATTTTATTACTTAATAATACTAGATACATTAATAAACAATAAAGATAAACATATAGGTAATTTCCGAAGGAAATGTTCCCGAAGGGAACTAATAAAGTACTTAATAATCCTTAAATAACTTTTCTAATGATTTTTTTGCTTCTTCTATATTTGAAATATATCCCATTTCTTTAGTAAGTTCAAAATGGTTCATTCCAAAATTTGAATTGTTCTTTTCTTTTTGTTTGACAAATTTATCATATACTGATATGATTTCTAAATCACTTGTTTCCGTCATCGTCATGATATTTTTCATATCAATAATAAAAATATCATCTTTTGTTGTTTTCATCCATGGCTCTACTTTATAAGCAAATCCATATCTAGTTTTTACTTCAGTGATAATTATTGGATCGCAAACCAATAATACCAAATTTCCATGTTCCTCAGAAGAAATAACCTTTGCAAATATCTCTTCTCCACTTATCAATTTTAAACTTGCATAAAAATCTTCTTCCATCATTTGTTTAAATTTACTGGTATAATTTCGTAATTGAATTCCTCTTCATTATATAATTTTATTCTTTCTATAAAGTGATTTAAGGTGTAATTTTTTTTATTTTTATAAGTACAGTCATCAGAAATATCGTACAATATTGCTTTATCTTTGTTTTTTCCCTTTCTCAGTACTCTTCCTATGCTCTGTAAATTTCTGATTTTCGATTTACTTGGAGAAGCAAATATAACATTATGTAAATTTCTGATAGATATTCCAGTACTAAAAACTCCATAACTTGCAACTATAATTGCATTTGACTCTCTTTCAGTTATTTCTCGTACTTCTTCCCTTTGGTTAACATCTACTCCTCCATGAACAAAAAATATTTTTCTGTTCTTTTCGCTGTTACTATTTATTAATTCGTATAATGGCTTACCATGTGTATCTACTCTAGAAAATAACACTAAGGTATTTCCTTTTAAATCTAGAGCAAGGTTTTTTATGAAGTTGTTTCTTTTTTCGTTTGATATTAAAAATTGAATTTCATCTTCGTATTTATCGAATTGTTGTGATGTATGTTTCAATATCAAACAATGAATATCTAATTGGGATGCTCTTCCCTTTTCAATCATTTCTTTTGTGTTGATTGTTTTGTATGTTGGACCAAAAAGCCCTGATATTACCCATTCGTGTGTCTGTGAGTCTTTTCCTCCATTTGAAAGAGTACCAGTAAAACCAAATCTATACTTTGCATGATGGCATTTTTTCATAATATCAATTAAAGATTTTGATTTTGCTTGATGGCTTTCGTCAACTATCACGCAATCAAATTCTTCAAAAAACGATTTCTCCATTTTAAAAATAGATTGCCAAGTCGAAAGAGTGACTGGAAGATCTGTATTTTTTTCTCTTCCTGAATATATCATGTGGCAATTATTCTCTGGACTCCACCCATACTCAGAAAAATCTTTATGCATTTGATGAATCAAAGAAGTAGTAGGAAAAATAATCAGGGTTTTCAGACCCTTATTTGTGTAATATCTTGCTAGTGCATAAATGATTAAAGATTTTCCAGAAGCAGTTGGAGAAATGATAGTTTTCCTATTGTATCTAAGGCACTCATAAACTGCATTTATTTGATAGTCGTATGGCTCATATGAACATATTGCATTCATATAGCCTTTTACCCCATCCAGTGAAATCTCTTCGTTTATCTCAAAAGGAAGTCCATAATATTTGTTTTCTTTAAATTCGTATGTATAATTATGTGACTTTATTTTTGCTATTACTTTATCTAGAAGTCCAGCATATATTTCTCCAGTAGAAACCGACAATAGATGAATCGTTCCATCCCACCCAGTTTTTCTAAACTGAGGCATAAATTTTGCGCTATCTACTTCAAATGTAAAATGTGGTTGAAGTTCATATAAAATATGGGGTTCGCATTGTAATTTAATAAAAACTTCATTTTTCTTTATAATTGTTATGTCAGCCATATCCAGAAATATATTTTTGGTACTCGATACTATTTTTTACTTGATAAGTTCTACTATGTATCATTTTGAGGATATCGCTCAAATAATTTAACATAGCATCGTAATATTCAATTTTTAATGATGCATTTGATATGTCTTCATCTGCATTCATGCAATTCTGTAAGTGCTCTTTATCTCTTATTTTTTTCTGATATATTTCTTTGTATTCCTCTGGATCTGCTTTTCCAGTATAATATTCGTATTTTTTGAGTCTTATTTTGTTCTTATCTTCTAATGCTTTTTTCTTTAATAATAAAATATTATTAAATATCTCATAATATTTTGAGTGTAATTGAGGTATCTTTAGAGATTCTAGATGTAAATTATCTGGATCTATGAAAGAATCTTCTTTCCACATTGATTGTATTTCATTGATATTCATATAGTAAATTTCCCTTATTGTCAGTTATTTCATAGTAAGTATATTTAAACTTTACTTCGGCAGTAAAGTATTCGGCATCATTATCAGTAGCATCAAATAATAGTGTAGTTAAATCATATGGAAACAAATCGTAAAACTTTACTTGAAAATTTGGTCTTTGACTACTGGTTAAAACTTGTAGAGTCCCATCTGAATATAAATTTAATGTGGAGTTTATTTTTGTATCTATTTTTTGATTTTGTCTCTGTAATGTGTATATTTGGTCCAATGATTCTGGATAGCCAAGACCTCTGATCCAATTTTGAATTTCCATGTAATTTTCTAATCCTTCATCTACTAAAAAGCGTAGATTAAAATCTTCAAATTTTATCTTATCTCCTGGTTGAGCAATATCTTTTAGATATGTAGGTTGATTTGCTATTCCCAAACTCAAAGAAGGTATATTAGCAGTATTCGAAAAAAATGCTACTTTTGGCGATCTCGTGATAGTGAATCTAAATTGTGTTGGAGATAGAAAATTTCTATTCTGTATTTGATTACTAAATGCGTTTCCAGCCATTTTTTCTACTATTTATACTTGGTAATAAAAAAGGGACCCGAAGGTCCCTTTTGGAATTTATACAAGAAGAATCACATTAGGTTCTTAACTTGTACTCTACGATAGTAGCGGTTTGAATTGATTTGTAGACGACCCAAACCTTGTGCAGTTGCATCACCTTCAGCAAATGGATTCGCTACCATTCCGTAGCGAGTCTTGAATCCAATTTTTGGCTGGAAGGTGTTCTCGCCAACGGCACGAACCATCTGGAGAGGAACATAAGGGCAGTAGAATAGACCAGCATCATAAGGGGAAGTACCCTTATAGCCGACAACATAATACTGACCACCATCAGCGCCAGGATTGGTACCACCAGAATAAGGATCGATATAAACACGATACTTACCCATTAGAACACCAGCAAAAGTATTACCAGTGTCATCTACATTTAGGTTAGCATTTAGTGCAGGGGTGTAGTCGAGTACGCCTGCCATGGTTAGAGCAGAAGCAACATCAGAGGAGCACATGATCACATTACCCTTTCCTCTACGAGTTCTGATTGCAATTGCGTTTGCATCACGCTCGATTTGGAAAAGTAGACCCTTGAACTTCTCAACAGACCAACGACCATTGGAGTCGATATCTAGGTCAAATACACCTGCGGTAGCAACATTAGTTGCAGCGCCTTGCTCAGCTACCTTGTAGATAGTTCTGATTACTTCGCGGTTGATTTCAGCAAGAATCTCGGTGGAGAGAATATTTGCGAGTTCTGCTTCTGCGTTTAGACCATGGATAGCCTTTAGATCTTGTGCAAGCTCTAAGCTATACTCGGCCTTTAGTGCTCTAGACTTTGCTTCAACTAGGATTTTCTCGATAGAGAAAGCCATTTCGTTGAACTGGCCACCATTAGAAGCGCCGAGAGCCTCAGCATCACCAGTCTTCATTGCCTGGCCAACATTATAGCCAAGTGAAGATGCGGTACCAACTGGGTTTAGAATTCCAGGATTGCTTCCAGTTTGGGTTCCACCTGTAGTACCTAGACCAGCAATAGCATCAGTTGCATTGGTTGCACTGTTGTTTGCATTGGTACCAGAGAATGCAGTATTTACTTCATTATAGAAGGCTTCGGTTCCGCTCTGGTCGTTGTAGCGTGAACGCATTGCGAAAATGAGTCCAGTAGGACCAGTCATTGGTTGTACGCCAGCTAGGTCATATGCGACCAAGTTAGGCATGGAACGACGAATTAGGCTGATTAGTACAGGGTCAAAACCAGCTACAGGACCACCAGCAGCGGCACCACTACCTACACTGCTATATGCACCATAACCACCAGGAGCATTACCTGAGTTGGTTGGTGATTCCATTAATACACCATTAGAGAATGCTTGTTCTTCTCTTAGGAATTTTTCTTGGTTTTCGAGCAAGACAGCGGTTACTGCTTTACGATGAGAATCTCTGATTGGATCAAGACCATCATAGTTGAGAAGCGGTGCCCACTTTTCTTGCAGATGCTCGGATTGGAACATTTGCTTTTACCTCTTAAAAAATGTGTTTGTTTTTGTTTGATTTAATGTTAAAATCAGTTGTTAGCCAACATAGAAAGGGCTTTCATATATGTATTCATCGATGGGGAATAATCCTCAACAGATGAAATTACACCTTCTGAAAGGGTTTCAGGTTGAGCAGTTGGAGATGTAGTTCTGGATGGAAAATATGATTCCTTCAAGGTCTCCAATTTTTCACGATATTCTTCTTCACTTTCAAACTCAACACTTTCGGCAAGTGAAGCGAGCTTTTCTTTCTGAGTGATGGCTAGACCATCAGATACTACATCAAAAATTCTATCAGCAACCGACTCTGAGAGTCTTCTGTTGAGTTGAATGTTTCTCTCAATTTGCTCGTTGAGTTTTGTCTCCATTTCATCAAGTTTTTCTACCATATTCTCAAGTACATCATATTTTTCTTCAGGGAGTTGTACATAATGATCTTCAAAAAGATTCTTGAGATTGCTCAAGAATGATTCACTTAGTTGCTCTTTAATTCCATATTCAATAGCAAGATTGTTTTCTTGCATCCACTCATCAGCAACATATTCTAGATAAGAATCTACGCGCTCTTGTAGTTCTTCTTTCATAGAACCTACTTCTTCGTATAATCTTTCTTCATATGCTTGCTGATATTGCTCGTCAAGCACTTCACGAATTTCATTTACTTTACTGCGAAGAGCAGCTTCAAAAATTACTTTAGCTTTATCTTTGAACTCTTCAGAAAGATCTTCTCCTTCGACGAGAGCTTGTACATCTTCTTCGATGTCAAACTCTTCTTCTAATTCTTCATCTTCTTCATCTTCTTCATCTTCGTCATCATCTTCGTCGTCACTATAATCTTCTAGATCTTCGTCGTCTTCTTGCTCTTCACTGAGTTCATCTTCATCAATTTCTTCTTCTTCCTCGGCCTCTTCTTTTACTGCCATTGTCTGCATGGCTTCTGCAGCTTTTGCTTTAGAGTTTACTACATCATTTACACTCTTAAGTGTTGCAGCAGGATCTTTTACAGCAGATTTGGATTGCTTTGTGCCTACTTCCATTTCTTGTAAGTTTTTTCCACGAGACATTTGAACTCTCCGATTTAGCTATGTATTAAATCTATATTTATTTATAATTTATGAAATTACAAAGAATTTAAAAATTCATTGAATAATTCAATTTTCCTTTCTTCTAGTTGTTTTGTGTCAACTAGATGATTTATTTTTTTCTTAGCATTTTCTAGTAACCAAGAATTTCTTGATACATCATATATCCACTCAACTCCTTCCATGATCCCATTTACAAATGCATCAGGAGCGGAAGGATCTGCAACTATGTCAGCAGCAGTAGCCAACATAAAATCATTAGAGACATAACGAACACCATTTCTTTCTACTAGTGAACCAATTCCACGAGAAGAAACTCCCAGTTTCACTCCTTCCGAAATCAAAGAAGAAGCTATTTTACCCATTGGAGTATCTAGAATTTTTGCTTTACCGACAAAGTTATTTCCATCTTCTCTCAAAGATGTGATCATATGAGAAACTCTATCTAGATTTACTGTTGGCCCATCTGGGTGGCCCAACTCACCTAAAGCTCTTCCTTTTGAAATATAATTATCAGTATATCTAGTTACTTCTCTGGCAAGAGTTTCCATCGGATAACATCTACCATTACGATTTTTTATATCAGCCTGAAGGAAAATTCCCTCTATATAAAGAGATTTTTTTCCGTTTTTTTCTTCGGTGATGAATTTTACCTTAGAAATTTCTTCTGTGATTAGTTTCATTTTACTAGTTGGTAAATCCTACTTTTGTCGCTTTAATTGCTGAAGAGGTCCAAATTACATCTGTTGGAAGTTTTTCTAAAAATTCAACTGAATTTCCCGGCATTGAGAAATAATTAGTTGTTGCTGCTCCAACAATAGTCGAAACACCAACTGTAACTATTCCAGAAGTTATATTATGGAGACGAACACAAGTTGCATTCGAAATGCTAGATGCTGCTCCAGCAGCTGTTGCTGTGGAAATTTCAGTTTCAACTATTTTGGTTCTTTGCATTTTTTATAATAAAGATCTTATTAGTTATTTATTATTTAATAAAATTACCTCTGTTCCAACCAGTTTAAAACTGCAAGTGCTGCCTTGTTAGCATTGGGTGAAGCACATACAAGAGTATAAATGTCACTAATTGTTCCAATACCACTTCTACCAATTTGTAGTTGTGCTTTATCATCAATAATTACTGATTGTCCTCCACCACCAACAACAAATCCACTCAAAAGAACCTTACCACCAGTAAAAGAAGTTGCAGTGGTATCATATTGAGTAATTGCATCTGAGTTTGCATGGTTAGTAAATACTGCACCAGTTAAGGTTGGGTTCTCAATCAACCTCCAAAAAATGTTAGTGTTATCATTCGTGGATACTTGAAGTGATCTTGGAATAACCACTCCAGATAATGAATTTGATTTGAGACGAAGACTTAGAATTGGATAATAAGTATTTGCAGATGCCATCGTGGTTCCAGTGATAGCATTACCTTGACTGACGAGAGTTCCAAGTTTCTCTGGTTCACCTTCTTGAATAAGAGAATTCGAACCCTGATACATGTAATGAGTTCCTGCAACACCCGTTACATTTTCTATCTCAAGTCTAATTGGTAAGAATGGAGTAGAACACCAAACATATGGATTAGTATTTGAGTTATCAAAAGTGTGACTATGAATTGTTTCATTCTTCATCAACCAATTGAACTGGACGATACCTGCACCATACCATTCATAATTGATAGAAATCATTTGTTGTTTGGTTGCATCTGCAGTTACTCCAGTCCAACCATTCCCATCAAACTTCTCACCATTCCAATTTTCTCTGGTTACTCTAGTTTCTGTAACAATTCCTGATGTGCTACTACGGATTACATACGAATAAACACCACCATTATCTTCAAAATAAGCACCATTATTATCATCAAACAATCCAAATCTTCTGCGAATACCTACCTGCGGTATATCAAGACGAATTGCAAATGCAAGAGTTGCACCCCTACCAGGGATGTATCTCATTACCGCTCTAGTTTGACGAGTGACTTTACTTCCCGCAGTAGAACCAACTTGCATCACAACATTACTGGATGATGCATTAAATGTTGCAGTTCCAACTCCAACTACTCTTTCGTCCCATACATCAGTTTCCTTTCCATACTGGAAAGTATTAAAGAAAACTGTTTGGTAAGGAGAAACCTTAAATCTGTTGTTGTTAGTGAATTGAGGTCTCCAGTCCGTCTGGTTTCCCCAATGATCTGCAATATTATAAACCTCAAAGAGACTTCTCTCTTGATTGAGATAATCTTGTCTATTTTTATTCCACTGAGCCATAAATTAATCAATCCACTCTAACTTTGATGGGTGATATCTTTGTATATTTTTAATATTAAAATTATTTTCCTGTGCTGGATATATGTTATGGACTAT